TTGACCTCGTATGGGGTCTTAGAGGATTCCCAATGACCGCCACCTATTACAGACAATCCCGGATCACCTTTTTGCCCTTCCGCCACTTGTTTCAGCCATGCCGGATTATCATCTGACGGTTCTGTTGTCGTTCCGTTGTCATCAACACACAACCACAAAGCCCCGTTATGTGACACCCGGTCATAGTAGGCGTACTTCCCTGCAACCCATTCACCCTTGTCCAAGGGTACACGAACCTTGTTCCCCGTTATCTCATCTATCTGGAAGATAAGCCCAGTCAATAAGACCTGTTGCAACACGGCTGAATATTTCTCGCAATCAATTCCGTTAACGGTCATGCCCTTTTTTTTGCCGAACCACGCAGGCATCTGCGCCGGCTCCGGGTCCCAAGTGTTGGCATTGTCAAAGAATGTAATACAGTTGTTTCCGTTGACTGAATCAATAAGTATATAAGTCTGACGTTCCGGGCCCGTAAAGTTACCTGTTTGTGCCAATACCATCTGCTCGGCAGGTTTCCAGTCAGAATGCCCCGGACGGGGAATGACAGTAAACTTCTTGGCAGTATAATCTGCGGCAGTCACACGGAATTTCATTTCTTCAAAACCGTTCAGTTTGCCTTCGCTATTTTTAGTCACAAAATAGGTGGTAAGGATGTCATCAACAAACTGGCTCAATCCGTCCGCATCTGTCAGATCGGGAGTGATGGTGTAGGTTCCATCGCCGTTATCCACGTATGACAATACGGTACAACCACCACCGGGGGAGTTTACCATACGTCCTTTGAAATAGGTTGTACGGTTATAGGCTATTTCAGGAACAAACAAACGCTTACGAAATACACCGCTTTCCATTTCAAGATTGCCTTTTTCGTCTATGTATCCACCTAATACGCCGGTAACGAAATCACCGAACTTGGCATATTTCTTAATGACAGTTCCGCCCAGTAATGATAAAAGAAAATTTGTAGAATCCTCCTTGTCTTTGCGCAAAAAGTATTTGGTGAGCTTTTCTATATCAGAATTATCCATGTTTTCTAGAATCCCGATAAATATGCGCCCAATTCTTTCAGCTGTATTCTCTCCTTCTGTAGATGCGTTTCTTACTTGAAGAGCCAGTTTCTTTAATATGTCAACAGAATCGCTCATTCTCCTATTACACGAAAAACAGTTCTATTAGATTTTAATTTCCCTTCACCGTTATAAAGTGGCATACCGCATTCTTTTAGGTAAAGCACGCATTCTTTCAGGTAGCGGTCAGCTATACTACATGCATCGCTATACACCATCATCTTTTCCTTGAATACTGTATGACTGCTATATTCACCTTCCTTGTTCACGAAGCCGAAACGGGATACATTTCCATCTCCATTTTTGACAATACAGGCATAGGTATAATAAGCCAAAGCTACGCGAAGTCCAGTGATGATTATCTTCTTTTTACATTTAGTTTCATAAGTACCTCCGTCAAGCAGTAGCTGGTATTTTTCAGGATTTTTTTTCACGTCAAGGAACAGTTCGTCTCCCAACGCTGATTTGATGTAGATATTCTCCGACTCACGGATGTAGGTTTCTATCTTGTCAGGATCGAGATGTACAGACATTCCGCGAGACAAAGCCGATACCTCATCTGTTGTTATTAGATACTGCTGCATTTCGTACATACTTTAATGGTTCCACACTATAATCATTAGAGGGGTTGACTACTTCATACCAATAGCTGAATATACGGCTAAAGGTACGCTCTATTAAGCGTTGTTGCTTGCTTACGATAGAATTGTAATACTCGAAAGCATCTTCCAAAATATCGCCTGAGAATCCGACTTTACCAATACGGATGCAATACCATGGCTCTTGGCCATAAGCTGAATAAATACGTTCAACCACACTTGCGTCAGTAACGGTAAATTCTTTGTCGTAATTTTGTGAGTTCAGATTTATTATTTCAGGTTTTTCCTCATCGCTTTCTAAAGTAACTTCCATAATCTTTCCTGCATTCGTATCACCTTGCAACTGGATGAGTGTATTTGAGAAACTGTCGTCATCATCTGTATCTTTTACTTCGTTGCCTTCTTCGTCAAAGGTTATGTTCGATCCCTTTTTGGTGAATACCATAGCGCCAGGGAAGAAATTATTTCGTACATTTCTGTACTTGACATTGGACAGCCCTTCATCGGTACTCATTTCTGTAGCCACCCGGTCACCTTTCCCGACAGGATAAGTATTTTTCCCGGCCATTGACACCCATAGGATTTGACCTTTGTAGTATTCAATGCCTCCGGCTGCTTCTATTTGAGCCAGTATAACATCTTTTTGAGGGTTAAAAACATCTATATAGTCGATGTTTTCTTTCTTGACCTGCAGAGCTTTCCCTTTACGTGTCTTCTTTCCGCTCCAGTCTGGATGTACTGCTATTTTTGCCACATAACCGTTTTCATCTTCTTCTGTCAGACGGCAATTTTCAAATGGTACGTGCTGCATCTCCACTATCTCACAGAAAACATTGTAGTTAACATGGATTGCTATTCCATTGAGTTCGGACATGTCTTTACATAGTAACATGTGCACATCATCCAATGTGTCACCTTTTCGATTGACTACATATTTGGAAAAAGCAACCTCACGGAATCCGTTTCCTTCAATGAAGTCAGCGAAACGGTCTGAGCATTCAGATGCAGTAGAGCTTGCAGCAATGATATTCTTTAATGTCTGCGGATATAGGTTGTCCTGTCCGTAGGCTTGAATTCCTAGATTTTGTAAATAGCTTGTATCAATGCGGTTACTGCTTTTCTTTTTTAGATCTCTTACTCTCATATTCGCGAGGTTTACGTTCGTCCTTTATTTCTTTTATTCAACTTTATCTTCGCCTTCTCCATTCATTGCGTTCACAATTTCAATGGCCTTGCTTAGATGCAGATTCAGAACTTTTTTACTGATTTTCTTGCCGTTGATTTGGAAATCTTTCAACGTGTCAGCCACGGATTCTTCAGAAACTTCGTCTTGTAATGATTCTACCATTGAATCAAGCAGGCTTTGATTGTATCCACATTTGTTAACACGTTCTTTCCAGTCCGTAGGTACATGGGCGAAATAAATTTCACCTTTCGGATTTTTGGCAAGGTACTTTTCAGCAACTTCATCAGTGAGGTTGTCATTAGTGTACATTTTATTGCTTCCGAACTCCGGTTGAAGCAGGACACCATTCTTTAATATATAATTACATTTTTCTTTCATACGGTTATTCTTTTTGATGTAAACAGTCATTTCGATTACAGCATCGCGATAGCAGTCGTTACACGATGTCTTGGTGAATTCTTTTCCTAATACTTCCTTGTACAATCTTTCTATCTCCGATTTATCAGAAGAGGAGTAGGAGGGAAGTTCTCCTAGCTCCTTTAATTTATCAACCACTTCTTCTAACTCCATAATCATTCAGTTGGTTTTGTCAGTGTTTCAACAAGCGTTTTTGTCGCATCGTAAGATGTTTTGTACAAGAATAATGCTGATTTGGGAACCTTGGTTTCTTGCAAAGAGATATTCCATCCCCCTTCCGTTTCTTCGGAATACTTGTCATTGCCGATCTCTGCGGCTTTCAAACCTTGGTAGTAACCGTAAACCTGGAAAGCTGAATCTCCCGGATTTTCGGTTTTATTTAACCCTTTGGCTTTATTTTCCAATACAACGACAAAATCACCGTTAGCAAGCCCGTCAATAATGTCATTGCATACATCGGGGTCATTTGCTAATACAACCATGTTCACTATGTTAGTAAACGTGTTACGATAGGTTCCTGTTGCCAAGGTTGTATTGGTACCAGTAAAGGGGGTTGCACCGAATACCTGTACCTTGTAACCTTTTTTACCTGTTTTCAGTGCAAGAGTTTCGATCACATTCTTACGGGTTGCGTTGAATGTAACCGCACCGAAATCCACGTCTGCGCGATTCATTATCACACCTTCCTGTTCCAGCCCGGGAACGATAGGATCATCGCACGATGGTGCGATGTCCTTTTTGATTGTTATATCACATATTGCCATATTTGCTCTTTTTCGTTAGTATGCTACCTGTACCAACTCATCTTCGCCAATCATGGAGCCTAATTTTCCTGTTGAATAAATGTAGTTCTTGCGGGCTTTCTTATCAAACCAGATATCCAAGTCCGACATCGGTTCGGTGCCCTCACATCCATACATCAAGTTCTCAGGAGAACATAAAACAGCACGATGCGGTAAGTTAAGTTTGGTTTTGTTGTTCTGATAGGCTTGAATAAATCTATCCCAAATGGAACATTTAACGATGGTTGTTCCATCGTATTTGCTGACCTCTACACCGTCAAATACAACTTCCCAGGGCATGATTACCTTGTACTTTTCTTTCATATCGTGAGTCAGAGCATCGCACATTGACTTGGTGGCGAAAATTGCGCATCCGTCTTTTTGGAAAATCCGGCTGTCGGCATCTTGCAACATCGCATCGAATATTGATGTGGCAATGCCTGTTTCTTTCATCTTTGATTTTTGTAATGCATATGATTCTTCTGCGTTGGCTGCAATTTCAGTGTGCTGTTCGGCATTGTTGGAACAGATGGCAAACAGACGTTTGAAAAAACCGTCACATGTTTTAAATAGTTCGATGTTTACTCCGTCAGTGATTTGACCACCTCCAGTGACAGACGCTGCTGATTTATCTCCAAACCATGTAAAACGCCACATCATTTTCATCATAGCTTCAGACAGCTTCGGCAGTACAATACCGTCCATATATTCGGTCGATGTCAGGTCTCCTATATTTGTTCCCGTTTTAAGGCAGTACTTGGCAATGGTGTTTTCCAAGTCTGTATAGCACATTTCCAAAGGAATTTGCCAATCCCCGATTTCCCATTCTTTTTGGGCGGCAGCGATAGCCACTTTTTTATATTCAGGGTCGCATCCGGAGCCGGCTACTCCGATATCTTCCATTTCACCGATAAAACCTGCTTTTTTACCGTTAGTCACATTGGGCATAAACGTCATAAAACGCTCCATGTCCTCGTTTTGAAAGACTGTTAACTGAATAAGGTCTTTCAAGTCTTTTACAGCCTGATTATCAGGTGTAAGTTTGTCAAAATCTAAAATAGGCATTTCCCCTCCTTTTATTACTTGTTGTTTCTTTTTTCTCTTTCTTCACGAAGTTTTCTCTGAATAGGCGTTTCATTTTCTTCTACTCCTTTTATACCCTTGTTGAACGTTTGGGTACGAGCTGACACTTTATAAGTACTACAATGTTTTGCCAGCCAGTTTTCGCCCCCGGCCATACGGACTGCGTTCAGAATCTTGTTGTCCTCAATGGTACGGGCATTCGTCTTTAGAGAAGCATTCTCAGTTTCCAACTCTTCTATACGGGCTTTTAAAGCTTTCACTTCATCCTCTTCCAATTCATCAGGATCTTTAATTTCTGTAATAACGCCATCTGTCACAATGATAGTCTTTCCGTCAGGCATGACATGTTCGCCATCGGGACTTGCTGTATCTCCTACTTGGGGTTCACCTTCATCTCTTTCCACGGTAAGCGTGTTACCTTCGGCATTTGTCAATTCCATAGATACGACCTGTACGTCTTCAATTTTTTGATAGCCGCATTTGGCCAGCAGCCTGTCTATGATAGTCTGCTTCACTGTTACTTCTTTTTCTTTGTTCATTTTTTTGTTATTAAATGTGTAAGTTCTCCCTTTGGCAGTTGTAGGCATAAGAACGGTCGTGATAAAACCTAATTGTTTGGCTGTTTCACCACCAAACCAACCGGCTTTATTCATTTGGGCTTCGATAACTGAGGCTTCCGATCCTGTGCGTTCTACATACAAAGCTAGCATCTTGTTTTTTTCACTCTCCAAGTTTGATTTTATTGATTCTAGGGTTTCAAGATCAAGGTCTCCATCGTATGAAGCCATATAAGGCTTGTGAATAAGAAACTTTGCATGTGGATAAGCAAAACGTCTTTCTTTTGCAGCGGCCAATAATATCACGGTTGCCATGGATGCACATCGTCCTACTGCAGTACAGCTGATTTGCTTTCCTGAAGCACGTAAGGCGTCATAAATGGCATACCCTTCAACGGCATCACCACCGCATGAATGTATCTCAATATCAATAACGTGGTCATTCGGATCTATCCAAGATAGGAAATTTTGAATATCGGGAAAAGACAATCCCTCTTCACCAGTTAGATACCAATTTTCCATTTTGTCTTTATCCGCAACAATATCTTTGTTGATGTATAATTTCGCCATATATAATCTATTTTGAAGCAAAGGTAAAAAACGGTATATGGCTATAAGAATTTCAGAACATAATAGCACTGACACGCTTTGTCAGTAAAAAAATAAGGGGAAGAATAATCTTCCCCCTTATTGAATTGAAACGTCAACGGACAACCTGTCAATGACTCTATAGATGGTCCTTTCTGAAATGCTGTATTCATCTGCCAGGTACTGCATGATATATGCCTTTTTATGACCTTCAGCCGTAAGACGGGTGTAGTCTTTATACATTTCTAGGTATTTAATATCTGATGCATCTAATGACATTTCAGACATTATCCTAAGAGTGTTCCTGTTTATATATAATAGTTCGTATGCTTTCATAAACTACCGCTTTCTTCTATGTATTTAATTCTATTCGCAACTGAAGTAAACTCTTCTACAGAAACGACAGGGGCAGGAGCCATCATCATTCCTTTGGCGACTGCTCTGGCCAGCATATCTTCGCCTAAAGTTTGATTATTCGTTGCTGTTACATTAATAGGTACACCTCCACCCATCATATTGAAGGATGATAGGATAGGGGCGAACATGGACGTAGCTTTGGCAGTTATAACGGATTCTCCATTCGACAATTGTGCCGGAATACTGTCGCTCGTTCCTGTCCCCGGTCCTGTAACCAAACCACCTTCTGCAAATTTAGCACTTTTTACTATCTTAACAGCATTTGCAATGTTAGAAAGGATTGTTGCAATACCTGATGCCATTGTAGCTATACCAAGAATACCTTTCCCTGATTCAGCGGATACCATTTTTGCGATCGCCTTACCTGAATTGATGGCGATCTCTGCCAAAGCCAACATTTTGCTTGCCATAGCAAATCCTCTGTCAGACTCCCCAATTTGTTCTGTGAGAGCTACAAGGCCATTTGTCACCTGTTCCATTGCTTCATATTTAGCTTGTTCTATTTCAATCTCCTTATCGCTCAGTTCTTTTTTGGATTCCAGATAAGCATTCTGTGCTTCCAGCTTGCGAAGATTGAATGCTTCTATACTTTCACCTTCCATTTGCTGCAGGCTATCGAGCTCGGCTTTCTTTTGTTCCATCCTTATACGAAGAATTTCCTCTTCGTTATCATATGCTTGTGCGATTTCCGTTTCAAAGCGTATGCGCATGGCTTCCTGTTGCTTGTTGATAATATCCTGCTCATGGGCGGCTATAAGTTCATCCATTTGAGTGTTATATTTAGTTTTGATGGCAAGTTTCATTTTTTCGGTCTGTTCTGTGCTGGAGAGTTCCGCCTCGTATTGTGCCTGTAATTGTTGTATCTTTAACTGATACTCCTGCTCGCTGCCTTCCTTGACCGATTCCAATTGCAGGGATATCATTTTTAAACGGTTCTCCAGCTCTTTTTTCAGCTCCTCATCGGACAACTTGCTAAGCTCCATAGATTTTTGTTGTTCCAAAGCCTTTATTTTGGCGTTGATGGCTTCACGAGCCTTTGCGGTAAGGTTCTCTTCTTGCTTTAAACTGATTTGCAAATCCTCAATCTGCCGGGAATAGTTCAATTCAATCTCTTTCCGTGCTTGTTCTCTCTTGTCTTTCACTAAGGCAAGCATAGCATCTTCTGCTGCCCTTACTGCTTCCAGTTCTGTTTGCTTTGCTTCCTTTGCTTTGTCTGCACCTTCCTGGCGGATAGAGTTTAGGGTGTTTTGCTGCTCTGTCTGACGGCCGTAACTATCTTCCATTAGCTCCTGAAGTTCGTTGAATTGGTCACGGAACACTTTAAGGTCTTCTATCGTACTATCTGATAATCCAAGTTTTCCTATTACTTCATCGGCTGTAATATCACCAGCTTTAATCTGCTCCATCAACTTGCGTACTTCATTGTTCATCTCGGTAAATCCAAGGGTGTTAGCCAGTCTTGCTTCTGCTAGTTCTGTCTGTACGGCAAGGTCCTTCTTCTCAATTTCCGCAGCTTTTTCCGCAGCTTTAATACGTTCCTGTGTGGATAGGGTTTGGTCATCTGCAGCTTTTTTCAGCTTCTCAATTTCAGCTCGGTTAGCGGCACGTGACATGGACAGCATGACTTCCCTCTTGTCTATCTCATTCAAGACTTCTGCCAGCTTCCACGCCTGTTTGGTTTCATTGACTATTTCATCACCGATACCAGCGAATATGGATTTGGCATCATTCCCCGCCTGTTTGAAGTTCCCGGTAAACAGATTCACTAAAGCACTTCCCAACTTGCCTGCCCGGTCTATTAAGACATTTACAGTGGCACCCAGAGCCCCCATTATTTTATTGGCTGCTTCCACGCCCTTCTGTGTTTTGGTGAACCATGATACCAAAGATCCTAAAGCTACAATTAATACTCCAATACCAGTTCCAAGTAGAGCAACTTTCAACAGTTTCAAAACTTTAATCCAGCCGGTTGTGGTGGTCGAAACAGTAAGCATTTCTGTTTTTACTCCAGACAAATAATTTCTTACTCCACCCAAGGAGGTCACCATTACATTTATCTGCTGCACGAACGGGATATTGGCATTGGCGGCTTCCATTATAGCTTCCTTGTAATTGCCAACATTTCGGTAATACCGCTGTGTCTCTTCTTCAGCGCCCTTTAGAGCATCAGTAACCTCATTAATCTTGTTTTTCAATTCTGTGCCGCTAGCACCTTTACGTTCCGCTTCGGATAAAGCATCGTATTCAGCCGTTAGGTTTGACAGTTTGGCACGGAGAGAAACAAGGCTGTTTTCTTGTGCCTTCTCCTGCTTGAGCTGATTTTGCATTGTTTTCGTTATAACACGTATCGAATCATTACAGTCGTTGATATAGGCTTTAGATGCCGCCATTTCTTCATTGTACTGCTGCCTTTTTATGTCTCCAGCCTTTAACTGTTCCTTCAGTTTCGCCTCTGCTTCTTTGGCTTTGTCGATTTTTGTCTGATACTCGGCTATAGCTTTGATAGCCTCATTATAATTCACTTTGATATCAAGTATCTTTTCTACTTTGTCTGCCATAATTTTAGATGTCTAATTGTAATAATTCAACATTTGCTATTCCTGTATTTTCTGCTGTAACGGATAGAATTGCATAATATTTCCCATATTGGGCCAGATATGCTGGAGTGGTCATATCTAAGTCTCTCAAGTCTTTTTCTGTTATTTCTATTTTTTCTTTAATGATTTTGGGGGTATACACTGCATTTTGAAAGCTTGTGTAGAATCTTTTTATGATATCTGTGAACGACAATTGTGTGAAGGTTCCATTTGATAGACCTCCATTGTTTTCCTCGAGAAGTATTCTTGGTTGAACTTTTTGCAGTTCAGCCTTTCCCTCTCCGTCATATTTGTACAATCGTATGAATGCTGTAATTCCTCTCATGTCGCATCCTGCAAATTTCAACTCTGCCATTTCTCTAGACTTCTCTAATGAGCTGATCAAGCAAGTAATTTCTCCACTGTAGTTGCCTTTTACCGTATCATCGTCTTTGTATTTAAGTATATTTCTTTGTGCAAAGCCATCGATAGTGAATTTCATTTCTTTAGGCTTGTTGGCCATATACGATGCTATTACCCGTCTAGTCCAATTGTACGCTTGTTCTTTTTTCTTTATGATATCATCGACAGACATAAATCTTATAATGTTCGTGCCTTCAATAGGATATGCAAATACGCCTAGCATGGTAGATATTGCTTTAATAAAATCAAGCTGTGTCATATCTGGCAAATTTGGTATAATGGGGTAATGACCATTCCCGTTAAGAATACTTTCGTCTGGTTGCTTGGGCGATACAAGGCTGTTTTCCATTCTTAGATTTATGATTCCATCTACACCGTTTGATACGTCTGCAATAAATCCGATATTTGTGAATCCAAACCGGATATCTGTACCTTTGTTTACTGAGTCAGACTCTACACCTTCGAACTCAAACGTAATATTGTAAGAGTTTCCTCCATTGCTTATTATATTCGTATATCCTATGTTGAATATTTCATTGTTCTCTCCGTTCTCAATATAATAAGCTATCATGGCTGCATTGCTGGGATAGAAAGAAGTTAAAGTATGTATTGATACTTTGCCTGAAGCATTGAGCTTTATGGAGTTTCCTTTTGTCTTTATTCCACTAATGAATGTGCCTTCGCTTAGCGAGCTTTTATTTACCGTTCCATAATATGATGAATATTCTTTGTTTTCGAAGTAAAGTTCAATAGGCCCGGTTCCTTGGTTAAGGTAATATTTTGCATTCAACCACAGTTCATTCTTTTGAGAGAATTCCAACCCGTCATTTCTTGTCAGCAATGGGATAAACAGCTTGTTCAAGACTGCTTGCTGTTCACTTGGAAAAATGAATATCACATCATTATCAAGTGATATATGTTCTAAAATCCATGTTGCTTTAACTGCCGGATGATAGGGTAAGTCTTTATCGGCTGAACGTATATTGTAATTTACTTTTGGGAAAAAGAAATCTCCATGACTATCATATTGGCTTACGTTCTTTCCGCTATTCCATTCGATGTAATAATCAGGAAATGGATCATTCCCTTGGCTTTCATAATGCCAACGTTCTTTTAAATCTTGCAGTTTTTTTTCTTCATTGGCAATACTTGAAAATTGTGTTGCGTTTCCCCATATTAATGCGGTTTCAAACACATCAGACGTGCCTATCAAGTATATTTTTGCCCCTTTGATAATTTCTACTCCGTTTCTTATGTATCTAGCGTCAAGGTAAAATGAAGCAACGGAATATTGGCAGGATGGCAGGTCTGCGTGAAGAAATGCAGACTGATTCCTCACTGTGTTTGGAAGTTTAATAGTGTAGCTTGTGTTACTTACAATTTTGCCTATATCGGTGAATATATTATTCTTGTATTTTAATGTGATATTGGTGCTGTCGTCCATATCTACTAATTTGTTGTTGGCACCGACATATAATAATTCATTTCTCATAAGCTCTGCACGTTAGTTTCAGGTAATATAATGTTCGCTTCAAAGTCTTGCAGTGATACCCGCTGTTTGACGAAATTTCCCACAGACACATTTACGGCCATCCATCTGGCGTTACCGTTATCATCATAGCCCATGAACATATCAACAACAGGAGATGTGGCCATTTGGTAAAGGAAGTCATAAGTTATGCTGTCTATTAATGGAGCGCATACGGGAAGTGTCGTTTCTTCCATTTTCCTTTGCTTTCGTCCGCTACCTCCATGGTATCCGTTCTTGTAACTGTAATCCTGCATATTGTTTCTGATGAACTCTCCGTCATTGGATACCTGCGAAGTCTCGTCTCCTTGCATGAATAGCCAGTAACACCACATTCCATGGCGGTTGATCCATCTCAAGTATATTCCACAGTCTGAATTGTCAACCTTACAAGTGATCTTTGTGGCCATATTGAGCAGCCCTCGGAAGGTGAAATCAAAGGTGTGGTCAAAAACAGATGCTGCCGTATTACTTCCAGGTAGATAAAATTCCACCCTGTCTGAAGCATCTATTCCAGCAAGAATGATATTCCATGCATTTTGTCCTGATAATGCGATAGGGGAGCTTTCGGAACCATCTATAGTTACTTTTACATTCCCTGATGTTGCAGAGTATAAGCCTACAGAGAATGGGTAGTTTTTGAACCATGTCAGCACTCGGCTTCCATTATACTGCTCTCCAACCTTACTGGCTCCCCACAATATGAATACGTTGAACTGGAAGCTGTTTTCAAGTGTTCCTGATTCGTTATACATATCAAGCTCTATGCTAAACAGACGTCCTAACTTACTATCTTCGGCGTGAGTTGACTTGTAATCGACTTCTCTGTATTCGTCAAAATAGCTCTGCGTATAGAATGATAGGTCAAAGAAGCAGGAACCACCGAACGTCGCTCTGTTCTCTCTGTCTGATGTGGCTGTGGTGGTGTCCGTTACCGTTGCAGTAACAGATTGATAGTTTCCGCCAAGGATATTTATTATCACAGGATTAAAGCAGAATCCTATTTGGTCAGGATATTCAATTGTTGTATTATCTATCGTATGTGTTCTCATTGTCGAAATTCAGATTTATATGTTCAACTTCTGTTTCATATATAGCCGATACCCTGCTAGCTATATTGTCCACGGTATTTTCTAGATCACGGGAATAGATTTCCTCATGTTTTCTGTTTCGGTATAGTTCCGTTCCTTCCTTGGCTATCTTTCTAGCGACAAGGTAGGCGAAGGAATCGGGCTTCTTTACTTGTATACCCTTATCTTCCACCCATTGGCGGATAATCTTGTAAAATCCTTTCGGGACGTTCCCTGGTCCACGTCCGGTTTCTAGTACAGCGAATGCCTGCCTGCCCCACAAAACGCCTCCGTCCTCCGACATTTCTACTTTCAGACTGCCCTTTGTCCTTCCACTGGCTACTTGTCCGGCTGCTTCATGGTTGGCTATAATTCGCTTGCGTAACGCTTCCAGCTCTTCACCTATTATTCTTAGGGTTCCGGCTTTAGTTTCTGCTGCCATATACAATCTCTTTCACGCTCTTGTTGCAAATAACAGTACCCATTATCTCTTCTAACTTAAGTTGGATAACTATTCCGGTTACATTAACATCCAGCTTGTCATAGAAAACAGAATAAGGGATATCTCCTGATATTTCTTTGAACATCCCACTCCTGTTCAATAGCAATATGAATTCTTTGGCTTTATTCTTGCATCCTTCTATCACTGCATCATTTTCTGTGCCATCAAAATCGAACTTGGTTTTATCCATGAATGCCATCATACAGTTAGGGCAGTCTCTTAACTGCTGTCTGCCTAGATTAAAAGTTCCGCTTACAGGAAGGAGATTAAGCACTGCCGGCAATTTAATCTTGTCCAGTCTTATATTGGCTGTTTGCCAGTTGTCAAAAAGGTAACTTACACCCTCCATGGAGTCTACTATCTTTTTAATTTTTTGCTCTACCGTCATTTCTTCTTACTTAATATGTTTCTTAATCTACGTTCGAATCTTACTCTTTTGGCGTCCATGTCAAGACATTTATATACTCTGACCCATGGCACGCTGTCTACTTCTGCATGATCAGTGATACCCATGCGCTGCGCATAGTAATCAATCATGCCGAAAGGTCCAAAATTTAGCAATTCGGATCCTGCTTGCTTCTCTTCGGGTGTGGGTGGTACATTAGTCGACGCGAATAGTTTATTTATTCGTTCAACTTCTTTGGCCACCCATTGTACGAATCCCAGTACATCGCTAGCTGGAAGTTGGGATATATAACGTTTACTCAGCCCCATCAGTACAGTACAGGGAACGAACAAGATATCGTGTTCTGTTTCGATGGATTGCAGTTGCATCAGTTCTCCCATATTTATGTCGTTTAGGGTATCTGGTGTCTTATACTGCCCTAGTTGATAAGGTTTTCTCAGTTCATCCAACTTGGTTCTAATGACCTCGGGTTCGGTGGCAATGCTGCTTATTGTCAAAAATTCTTTTACTGTCATATCTTTCCTATTTTTGCTTTTGGTCGTTTGGGTGTTGGTTTGATGCGGAATATCATTGCCATTATCAGCATATCAAGGTAATCTGTGGAATGACCTAATATTTCTTTCATTTTTTCTTTGCTGATTATTCCTTTCTTCCGTGTGTCTGCATCAATATGTGCTTGTTTGAGAACTGACAATTCTTCAATGATCCGTTCTCGCTGTGCTTCCGTGCATACGATACGAAGCAATCGATTGTTAATCATCTCAGCCAGTTTGAAGGCACACTCTGATTTCAAATTGTCAAATTCAGGATTAATAGGTCGTGCTCCTCCATGAAACTCCTTGATACCGTTCAGATAGCTTTCAAGATAGTTTCCCAATCCGTCAGAGTCCGCAATCATCTTACTACGAGGAATTGAGCATTCTATCATCATCCGCTTCAGGTCTGTTTCAATGGATTTTCCAGTACTGTATTCCTGATCCAGTTTGATAAAACACACATTCCCTTTCCAATGACCGGCGATAAATCTGTCTCGTCCCTTCATTGCAAGGTCTGCAGAACCGGTAGATTCACCTGCAGGAGCAATGAACTCATTCGTGAACAAGTCACAGATAGCGTCGTAGTTACACAGGGCAGTCGGGTCATTATCATACTCCCAATTGCCGAAATATAGGCGTTCCTTTGTTACCCGGTCTTTTGTGTTTCGAAGACTTTCGATGTAGTCTTCTGTTGCCCAAGGATTATCCTGCACCAAAGCTTGGATAAATGCATAAGGAGCTTGTAATTTGTCTTCTTTCCAGGGCTTGTAGAATTCACGGTATAGCCAGTTTTTCTTCGGGTTGCAGGTGATAAGTATCTTTCCGGGTACATGGTATACATCGTTCATGTGGCGGCCGATACGGGTTTTCAAGACTTCGAAGGCAAGGTAGTGCACTTCACCAGCTTCCTCTATCCATCCTCCTGTATATTCCTTAGACCCCAATCGTTCATACATCGGATCTTTCACCGGATAATACGTCAAGTCAATATAAACGATTTCACTTCCGTTGTCGAAGGCTATCCCTTCATTTGTTGTCTTGTATGCCGTGAAGCTGTGAGAAGATGCTACCTTATTGAAGGTCACGGTAACGGACTCACGGCTATCCTTCAAATTATTTCGGCCAACAAACCAGCGAGTACCGGGAAGATAGTAGGCACATTGCATCAGCCATTCACAGCCTAGCCATGATTTACCACCACCTCCGGCACCACCATACAATAAAAATTTCGTTTTGCTGTCACGAAGAAAATTGTATGCCAATCGCTGTTTTAAGTTAACCTTTTGCTCCATATCACTTCAATTTGTCAGCTTCGGGAGTATAGGGAAGAAAGTCAAATCCGTTGAAGGGTTTGCCTTGTGTTGTATGATCCACTTCCTGTTTGTCGGACAACCCTAGCTTTCGGGCTATAATGTTTGCATTGAAAGCGCCAACACAGGCTCCTTCAAATTGTTGAGTCTCGATGGTTTCTTCCACCCGCGCGATGACGTGCAAAAAATCTTCATCATTTTTTTTCATGCATTCACTTCTGAAGCTACTCCACCAACGTGATGAAGTACCTAGATAGATACATAATCCGGTGAGAGAGTAGGGGCGCTGTGTAGGTGAAACTTCTTGTTGTGTTTGCTGTTCATTAACAGTTTCTATTCTTTTACCTTTTTTGCGTCTAACAGGCATGGTACGTTGTATAGCCTTTCTTGTTGTCCATGGGTTTTCATCACACCATTGGAAATATTCGCACGCCGCCTCCCATAACGCTTCAGGCGTGGTGAAGAGTTTATCCCTGCCATGCTTGCTGCGTAACATCCAAAACTGATTTCCTTTAGGTGCTGCCATTGTTTATAGTGTTTTAAAGATTGGTATAATTTCTTTGTCCAAATCCCATTTGCGATTATTGGGAAGAGGAAGTGTGAATTCATATTGCAACGCTTTCAGATAATCACTCTTACTTGCGCTCCTTCCGTTGGTTGATGCTACTTGAAATGACGAACCTCTTAACTCTTTTTCTGGGCTTATCTTCATTCCTTTATCGAATATGTTAAAATCCTTTCCGATGTAAGCTGTGTTTAATCTGACGATGTCAGCTGTGGAATGATAATGCTGGAAGTACCATTCACCAAAACGGAAGTTGGCTGTGAAGTTCTTTGCGTCAAGAAATACGGCTTTAGAACGATGGTCGTGTGTTTCCTTGCGTTCAGATGATTTCTGGGCGAACAGCAGCGGAATGCCAGACCAGAATATCATTCCTCCGGGCTTGCATAATGCTGATAACGAAAGTAAGACATTCTTTTCATCCTCTTCTGAGTTCACAGAGTTCAACACGCTATCGCACACAACCACATCGTACAGCCCGTAGTCCGACAAGGTCTTGCATATGGAAGCACAGTCTTGCCTGATTTCCTTTTCATCAATGATGTCCGCTCCATCTTTGCGGTGGAAGAATTCAATGGCGTCAATGAGATAGCCTTTTTTCTTCAGTATGGTTGCGTAATCCTTTTGTCCGGCACCGAAATCGAGTATGCGCATATCCTTGGTGATGTATGGTATAACCTGCGTTTCATACAACGTTGAATGGCTACGCTTGCTTGGAACCCCGTTCTTTTGCCGTAGCCGTGCCTTTTGGGCAAAAGACTGTATATAGGTCTTTCGTTCCAGATGGGAATACTCGAACACTCCATATTCCTTAGAGAAGTATTTGAGCGCGATTTCTTCTTTCCCTTCTGGAAGGACATATACAAGTAGGTCCATACCTAATAGTTTTACCGTTTTGGCATATACTGTTGAGATGATCACTTTCCCGGTATGGTCACATACGGCATTTGCAAACTGGCCGTAACGGAGAATCATTTTCGTAAGGTCAACAACACGTGAGTTGTTTCCTCCTTTGGAAAGAATGGAGATATCTTTGTTGGATACAGTATAAAATCCTTCTGTTCCTTTAGGAAGACTTACATTGATTTCTGGTTGGATTTCCGACAACTCACATTCCGCATAGTTGTGAAGTTGGTTGAACCTTACTTCATCGGTGGAGTTTACACCGTCAAGAATAAAGGCTGGAACATGGGTATACCCAAGCAGCTTCATTGTCTTTGTACGTTGGTGTCCTGCCATGATACGTTTATCCGATTGACGTATGATGATCGGTTTGATAATGCCTAATTCCTTGATGGATTTTTTTAAATCTTCTTGTGCTTCATTAGTGAGCAGGCGTGGGTTATATTCTGCCGGGTTCAATATTGATATGTCTATGTATTCCATCATAAGCCAAGTAGATTATTAACAAAACCAACCATTACACCGTTCTCATCCAAATATTCAGAAGCCCGTGCTTTCAGTGCTTCCAGTTCGCTTTCACTGACTGGAATCTTATACCCCTCAAATACTAAATATTTGATATGAGCTCCGGCTTCATAGTTTGCGTTCTTGAGTACATTATGACTGTCTTCTATATCTTCTGAAAAATCTGTCGGATCAGGAAAGCTGATGCCTTCCATACCCCAATTAAGCAACTCGTTACAATCCCAGTCAAACAACTTGGTTATGTCCCATTGTCCGTTGTTAACGTTATCACGTATGATTAGCTCACGTTCCCTTTCCTCGGTCAGGTTGGGAATAAGAACGGTCGGTACTTGTTGCATACCTAGCGATATACAGGCATCATACCTTTGGTTTCCGGCTATAATGATCAATTCGCCAGTACGGTCTGACAGGATGATCGGTCGGGCTTCGAAATAATCCGGATTGTTTCGGATTGACTCTTTAAGTTTGTCTAGCTGTTCATCCGAAATAGTTCTTGGATTGTTTTCCAGTTTCTTCAGTTCCTCTAGTTTTCTGTAAATAATTTCCATAATTGCTTTTTTTGCGTTACAGAAACGAAGGTACTTAATAAGGGAGCTAAGGGGAAAAATGAGGAAAACAAAGTACTGACACGGCTTGTCAATACTTTGTTATGTGTGTTATAATTCCTTTGTTGATATCAATGCCGAATTGCTGGTAAGATAAAGAATTACAGGAAAGTATTTCACTGGTAACCTGTAAAGTCTTGCATTCTTCTTTGATGAACGTTAATATGAAAAGTGGGAAAGATAGATAATGCTTTTTGCAGATTTTTGGAACGGAGTAGAAACGTGACTTTACTTGTTTTCGTTTTCATTTCCATTGTAGCTATCCTCTGATAATCACATATCTTCCGGCGGCTATTTCACTTCTATACTCGACAGAATAGCCTTTGTCTATAAATGCTCTTATGACATTATCGTGCGCCAACTCCGAAATTTGGTGTCTGTCTTTAGCGTCACTTCCAGTATTTTTTGCCCAACAATGAGGCCAGTTATTTCCCCATCCTACGCCATAATGAAAGTAAACACATTCACCTTTCTCTTTGATTTCCGAGAGGATGAAAGATGCAAGTGCGTCTTCCTCGGATTTTCTTCTATTTGATTTTGGTATTTCTATTGTCAACATACTGATTTATTTTTAGCGTCCAACCATTTGTCCCGTCTTTCTCTACACGCCTCTAAGGTAGGCGCACAACAAGCAAAGAGTTCACCACTTTCAGTACGGTAGTCGTACTGGTACATTCTCACTCTCTTTCTGCCTAACTTCGTTGCGTAGGTAGTGTAATTCTCTTTGCCGGGCTGGCATACGCTGCAACCTCTTTCGTCGTTAATTGAGTTCATAATCATTTATCAATACTTACTTAGTAATTTGTAAAACATTCGCCTTTTCTCTATGTATTTAAGACCGTTTCGTCTAAGACCTCGCTTTGATTTTGATACAGTCATTTGGCAACCTGCAACGCCAACGTAGATGCAATTTGAATGATGCCTTTTAGCTTCTTTGAAAGCCCACCAAATCGCTTCACGGCAATATCTATAGCTATCATTTTGAACCCCCTCATAGCCTCTACTCAAAATGAAGTGGCCTATTTCATTTGCTTCTTCTTCTGAATAGCATATTGTGAAGATATTATTCATCCTTTCTTTGCTTTACTTGTTCAACCAAAAACTTTTTAAAATCATTCTTGTACTGGCTGTGAATGATTTTATACTGATGGGATAGATTAGGCAATTGTTTGTAACCTTTGCTATACAAGAATTTGGCTACTAATTCAACCTTTTCATGGTTACTGAAACCTCTGTCTTTGCACATGTTTGAGATACACACATTCGCCTTGCTGGTAGGCTTCTTTTCAACTGGTGGCATGTATTCGCGTCTGCCATAAGCAAGCGTTCTTGGATAGCCAACCGCTTCACCTAAATACTCACCTGTGATGCAATCAAATTCACCACTAATTAAACTATCTGCTATTTCACCCATAATAATCAATATTTAATGTTTCGCATTCAATTTTTCTTCACTTATATAAGCCACTACAAGCCCTGTTTCATCATGCTGTATGGTGATGTACTTTTCGCCCCTCTCTATGGTAGAAAAGTCGTATGGTGTACATAGCTTACCCAATACCTTGCCCAGTTGTTTCATCAGTGGGGCTTCAGGGCTGATAACTAAAACTAAATCTGCTTTCATAATCGTGTATATTGTGGTAGCCATAAGGCTACCGGATTAGAACTCAACCAATATCAATCTTTCTAAAGAACCTGATGCTTTCACCCACATATGATTATGTCCGAAACCATAATCGAAAAACAGTTTAAAATAAGAGTATCTTACTATTAAAGAGTTCATACAGCCTCTTAACTCGTCTTCTGACATACAAGAAGTTATTTCATTGATAATTTGAACGAAAAGGTGTAAAACTTCTGGTTCATTATTCAATAACGGTTTTTCTATAACTGCTTTTAAAAATATATTTTCTTTCATATCCTTCTATATTGCGCAGGGCTTTCGCCCTGCTGGTTAAACTCAGTTTATTTCGTAATAAGGTTGCTCGCCTCTAATAACTCTCTTTGCATCTGCAATGCTATCATACAGCTTTGATTCGTCATTATCTATGATTACAAATTCTTGATGAAAGCCATCTTCAAACACTGTTATTATGTGACCTTTGTAACTTACTTCTCTGATGATATTCTTTGCTTTCATTATCGTATATCTTTTAATTGTTATTACTTCGTTTCTGATGATGCAAAGATAGTATATTATGTAACAAATGATACTATTTATATAGTTAATAAATTATAAAAGTATTATTTTATGTAACATATAATAATTATATAAGTATATTTGCATCATGGAAAAGGAAGATAAAAGAAGAGTTATACACGTAGAAATGAAAGCAACTGGTAAGCATAGGTACTTTGCTTCACCTGCTGCCATCTATGATGTATTTTCAAGTCAAGAACTTGGAATTGCCCGGCAGTCACTTCTGAACTACTGGCAAAAGACGGAAGAACCTTATGAGAATGCTATTTGCGTAATCAGAAAAGGAGAGTTAGAACGAAAAACTAAAAATAAGAAAGGAGATATAAATGAGACAAATTACATTAATCCAGGGTGAAAAAGGTTCGGGTAAATCTAAATTTATTCACGAAAAACTCAAAGAAATAGAATCGGAAGTCGAAGTTATAGAAACTGTTAATAAGGGGGATTGGAATACCGAAATCTACATTGTCAGAAATAAAAATTCCAACGACATTATTATCCTAAATTCCGGCTCAGATATGAAGTGTATTATTAGCGCATTTGGAGCTGTTTTAAGTAAATACCCAACAGTTGCATCTATATTCACAGCTATTAGACCTTACAATAATAACCCCAAGTTGCATACTTGGATGAAATCAGAACTTCATATAACTGAGCAAGATAAAGTCACTACTATTGATTTAGATAAGCCGGAGCGCTAAGCCCCGGCTCGTTAATTGATTAGCCCTTTGATCTTTAACCGATTTACGATTTCGGTATAAAGATACTCTATATCCCCGCTGAAATCCCCATAGTTCTGATACAGAAACACGACATCTGCATGGTTGTCGGAAATAGTACTAAGTGCTACTCTTGGACCGGAACTTTTATAAAATGACGTACTATCATTTGATTATCTTTAGCTTGTTATACCAGCGTGAAGAAAAAGGGAACCACCCGATTAAGAATGATTCCCCGAAAATGGTTACTTTGTATAGTTTGCTCATGGCTATTTCTTTTTCAAATTAGACATCACACATTTAATCACTTCATAAATGAAAATAGCAAGAAAAATAGTAGTCCATGGATATTGGTTTATCAGTTCATAAAAATCTCTCATAGTTTTACCTCCTTCCACTCACTTTCTATAATCACATGTTCACACTTATTACACCTATGCAAATAAGTTGGGAATGGTGCCGTTGTATAGTCCTCAACAGCTATTTCTATACTGCCACATTCCGGACATTCTATCTTTACCTCTTTGATACTGGGATAATCCCAAAAGGATAATTTGCCTTTCACGTCCTCAATTGGATTTTCGTAGAGAATAGGGTTAGCTAGTACCCAGTTATAAACTCCTTTCTCTGCCCAGATGGAAGGATGGTTTTGTACACAGTCTATTATCTCGACGCTTCCGATTATGGAGCCTGTACAAAAACTAAAATCTTTCCACTCTTTGTTTTCCGGTAATGCCAATAACTGCTCATTGGTAAGTATTGAATCATAGAAATTATCATAATTCAAAGGTTTACCGCTTGAATGAATCAGTACCCTCTGCCCTAAGTATTTCTTAGGGCAGCTCCAAGTACGGTTCTCAATGTCTTTAATACCATGGACTATCAAAGAGGCCCACGGCTGTTTTATGGTTATTGCTTTCATTTTTTATTGTTGTTCTTTAATATATCATCGAAAGACGGAATAGGAAGCCATGCCAACACGATACTGTTTCCGTGAGTCCATATTCCCTTTATATCTAAATTGTTGCTTCTACGAAACGTTTCTTTTTGAATATATGGTACGCCATAACCCATTGTCAAAACGAAGATTTTTTGTTCTTCTTCCGGCAACCTTTCTTTAACGTTAATCCAAGGCGATTGCTTTGACTGCCACTCTGCACCACATTGAAAATCTTCCATACTATCAGCATGACGTGAAACGTAGGTATCCGCGTCAACTTCTTTCAGAACGTCTTTTCTGAACTTCGTTTTATTAGTAGCATAATCGTATGCCGCTTCTTCTACTGTCTGTTTCATATCTTATCCTTTCCACCTATCCTAAAAGCATATACATTACTACTAGGAATAGGTAATAAATTGTTGTTTTACTCATTTCTTTCTTTTATTATATATTGCAATCTCCACATATATTCACAAGGGAATCAAATTCTTCTCGTGAATATTCAAATCCATTGATTACGATTACCTCGTTACCATTTTGGTCAAAATAAACTCCATCATTCATTTCTGTTCCGTTATAATTCTGATAAATATTTTATTAAACTCTTTTTGTTTCTAAAAAGCCTTTTCCCCCATTGTGGATAGTTGTTTCTAGGCACACTTAAGCCATCAGACAATTTGTAAACCATTAAAAAACTTCTATCTGTATAGGATATTTCAATAGTAATTTTGCTTATAGTGGAATGACAGATATTGTCACCACTTAGGTAACATACACTATCACCTACATTAAACTCTGTGTCTATATTCATATCTGTTCCGATTTGAATTTCTTGTTTATTTCTTTTTCAGCAGCTCTGGCCCCTTTCTTGAAACCCTCTACAAAGCTGTCAAAACAGGCTCTATGGATTTCTAAAGTGCATCTTTGCATAAGTGGGCAAATCGAGCATTTTTGGCTAAGCCCTGCGGACTTATTGGCTATTTTCGTTACGTTTTTCATTGGATTTTTAAATTAATTATTACGATTTCTTTCTGCTGCGACTTCACTCATACACATCTTGCACCAGGAGGTGAGACATCGGTATTCCTTATCCCCACATCTGACAGTCCTGTTATAAAACCGGTGGAGCGGAAGGGAACGTCCGCAATGCGGACAAACCTTTCTTCCGGCTTCCGTACCGGCAACCGTCTTGGCTTTACGGTGTACAAGCGTACATCCCCTGCATTCATCCAGTCTGCCTTTGTATTTCCGGCATTTGTGCAGGGAGATGCGCCCGCATGGAGCGAATTTTTCGCAGTCGAATCTGGGTTCTGTGTGATAGATGTTCATACGGCACTGTCCATCAAATCAAACAATGTGGGTGCGCTAACTTCCATCTCCGCCTCATACAGATATGAAAGACTGTCTTTCCAATAGTCATAATTCAGTTCTGTAGATAATCCCTTACGTTTCAGTCTGATGGCACAATAAGGTACTGTGCCGATACCTCCGAAGGGGTCAAACACCAACTCACTCTTGTTTGAATACTGTTCAATCAGTCTTTCAACGATATCGAGTTGTAAAGGGCAGATGTGGTTCTGCCGTTTCTTCTGTGACTGCTTGGTATTGAGCGTGCGCATACGGGTGACATCATCCCATATCCAATCTTTCTTGCTTACAGGGTCAACGGCCATAAATGTTTTAGGCAGCTTTCCGTATATTTCCAATTCTTCAGCGAATGATACATGTTCCTCGTAGTTATATATATGTTCACGTTCGTAGTTCCTGAACAGATGGCGTATCTTATCTATTCCGGCTCCTTTCATGTCCTCATAGCTCAATAGAGAGTTACCAGAAGATTTCCAACTTGCATGGGCATCTATCTGCCAACGGGCAAGCGAGTATTCACTCTTATTCTTTGTCACCGGCAAATCAGCATAGGCTCGTGAGGTATCAGAAGGCAACTTTCGGAAGAGAAGAACATATTCCGGGCAACCGATACCCATCTTTGAACCGTCCTTGCACATCTCTGTATATCCAAGCCGATAAGTCTGGTTGTTCTCCCTCACCACATCCGTATCCACTGTAATACGCCCCATGTAGCGAAACCCGTGCTTCAGATAATGGAACACAGTCATTTCGCTGAACGGGTCGATGGTGGGCATACCGTCACCCGTAGCGTTGCCGAACAGTACACGGTCCTTTACATGGATGCAGGCTAACCGGCCGGGCTTTAAAATACGCATAAGCTCCGGGGTGAGATAGTCCATCTGCTCAAAGAACTTGCCGTTGTCTTCATTATGCCCGAAGTCGTTGTAGGTAGGCGTATATTCGTAGTGGTTGGAGAACGGGATACTGGTTACAATCAGGTCTACCGAATTATCTTCCATCTTCTGACATTCAAGTACATTGTCATTATTGATAGCTTTCCACAGTTTGCCGGACTTTTCTTCCCTGCTGGCAAACATCCACCGCATCATCTTTTCCTCTGCCTGCAAACCGAACAAACCGTTCTTGCGGACTATATCGGTCATCTTGGCTACCATCTGGCGGTGTTGCGCCCACTTCTGCATGAATGATTTGAATATTTCACCTTCGCTTTCGGCATACACCAAGTAAAGCTCTACGGGATGCTGCTGCATGAAACGGTAGATACGGGCTATCGCTTGGAACTTGTCATTAAAACGGTAGTCGATGAACATGATTGCCTTGTGGCAGTGGTACTGGAAGTTCAGACCCTCACCCAGCATCTCCGGTTTTGCGGCCAGATACTTCAGACGGCCGTCCTTGAAATCTGCTATTACCTTATCCGCTTCCTTATCATCTTGCGAGCCATACACAGCCTTACATCCGGGAATTGCCTTGCAGAGTGCCTCACGTTCAGCCTCCAAGTCGTGCCATAAAAGGAAATGGTCATCCTTGTTTTCCGGGCGATTGATTATCTCCACCACACGGGCAATCTTTTCCTGCATGTTGTCCCGGCGTTCCTTTGCAGCATCAGCCAGACCGAGAGCAGCCTCACGGAACATTTTCACCTGCCCGTCACGGTCGGCTCCGGCAGTGGAGTTATCCACACTCACGACTTCTTCATGTACCCGTAACTCTGGTAACTCATATCCTGTATCGGGATAACCTAAATCAGACGGTTTGGTGAGGAACAACGCCCATGTACTTACCCATAACCAGAATTCCTTCTCCTTGTGGGGATAGAGGGTAAGATTGTTCGCCTTCGTGCTGTCACGCTGGAAGAACCTTGTAAGTGCCTGCCCGGTATCCATCACTCCAAGGTAGCCGGCATAGTGTATCAGCTCCTTGTATCTGTTGGGTGACGGTGTGGCAGTGGCAACAAACCTGTACGGAACTTCTGCAAACATAGGAAGAAACTCCTGATAGGTCTTGGTTCCGAATCCACGTAACACGCTCGCTTCATCCAATGAGGTAACGGTAAAGTAAGAAGGTTCTATTCTTACTCCGTCCTCGCCGTCACGGACACGCTCATAGTTTGTCACCATGATATTGGTCGGACATTGCTTCACCTCCTGCATAGTACGTACATAGGTCACTTTCATGCCCAGATGCTTTTCGGCCTGTGTCAGGAACTCCACTACTACACGCTTGGGGCAAACTATCAACCCTTTGCCTCCTGTGCGGTTCAGGATTATCCGCAGTATCTCCAACTGGGTTACGGTCTTCTGCATACCGAAGCTGGAGAATATCGCCCTGCAACCGCCGGAAACAGCCCAACGTACCGTATCTTTCACATGGGGATATAAGTACGGGGTAAGTTCATCAGCCTTAACTTCAAATCCTGTCTGATGGCTGATTGCCATCTTGTCTTTTAAAAATTCTATATAATCTTTCATTATGCTATTCTTTTTTTGATTAAACTCATGTTCTTCTCCACCAGCCGGATAATGCGGTCATGATACTCTGATGTTCCGTTGCATACGGCTCTTGACTGTACTATCTGAAACGATTTAAGATTCACTTCGATGGTTTCCACATGTTTTTCTCCGACTATGGCTGTCATGATCAGACATTCACTGCGTCTGTAATACCTGTTGGCGTATACACAATGGTGCATGACTTTGCCCTCCTTGTAGAACTGGGTTACGCTTTCAAGCGGACGGATGGTTATACTGTCGCCTTTGATTTCCATGCCGAAGAATCTTTCCATCCGGTTGTAGAATGATGCTATATCCTCCTTGAGCTGCTTTTCTTTTTGGATAGCCTTTATTCTGTCCCTTTCCCTTCTTTGCCTTGCCTCAATTTCATTTTTCTTTCTTAGTAATCTGTCGTGCTCGGCTTTTAAATTTTTGGGACATACGTATTTGGCGTTATGCAGATCCTTGTGGAAATAGGACAGCAGGCTTATATAGTCATTCCACATGCTTGCATCTCTGATTATATAACGGTTGCGGTTGCAGATGTTGAAGGACGGTTTATATCGGAGTTGGTAATAGCCCGTTTTGTACATGTGCTTTAACATATCCGTCTGTCCGGTCTTGATACATAATTCCGCATCATTGCCACCTTTCAGAAGGTCTCGTACAAGTTTTGAGGGGGGGACATCGGGGAACCGTTTCCCGATTCCCCGCTTTCTCAATTCCGGGATTAGTTTCTTTCTTGGATATATCCATCCCCATATCGCATATAGGTCTCCACGATAATTCCAGCTGTAACTGCCGTATTCACCCTTTATGCTCAGTGGTTCCGAATATATCCATCCGCTGCTTCCCATATTCATCGGTTTTGCCATGATGGTGCGTTTCCCCTCGACGGTGATCCATTCCTGAATCACTTCAAAGAAAGCATAGTGAATATAATCCTGTCTGCTGTTCAAATCAAAATTCCTTTTTCTGACGTACTTGCAGCATAGTATATGCCTTATGATCTGGAACTCTCCGGCGGTCTGTAAGATGGACATGTACTTTTCTTCCTCGACTTTTCGTTTCCGGCTGATCTTTACGTCCAGTTTGTGGTGGCAGTACGGGCATTCGGTCGTATCACTGAGCAGGGTAGTCCCCAGCTCGCTATTGCTTGTGTCTATCCATGTTCCGCCGCACTCGGAACACCATAGCTCATCCTTGCACCTATATGCTTCGTGGGTGAATATATGTTCTTTCGCCCATTCTTTTTGTACTTCGGTAACGGCGGACAGTTTGCTGCTCAGTCCGGTTACACGTTTCTCAAGTTTCGTTCTCGGTTTCATGATTAGAACAAGCTCATTTGTTGTACATTATCATCCGCTTTCTTTCGGACGTTTTTCTTCCTGAGTGTCTGGTATTGTTCTTCCGCTAGCCGTGCGATTGCTTTGTCACGTGCCGCTTTCTTATCTTCCTCGGTGAGTTCCACAGGTTTGGCGGGGGATGATACGGACGCTTTCTCTCCGGCAGGCAGCCGGTTTATTTTGATATCGTCCTCATCATAGTAGTGCACTGCCATCCCGTAGACCTCCTCGTCTGAAATCGCTATGGCGTTACCACGCTTCCTGGCTTCACCCATGATATAACTACAGCATTCATCAATACTTTTCTTCTCATTCGCATATTTGGGGGCGAACAGTGAATCTTCTTCCGCCCGTTTGTCCAGATAGGCTTTGATTGCCTGTTTGAAACTGTCATTCTTTGCCATGATAAATTTGATTTTGAAGTGGTTGATTATATTAGTTATTTTCGATTGATTCTGATATTATAATCACAGAGAAACCTGCCGATATCATCACTCGCAATGTTGGGGGGTGGTGCATTATCTCTGTATATAGCCCGTATTGCATCCTCATTTCCCCCATATGCCTTCCAATAGGTGTAGGCAGTATGGTTATTGGGAACATTAGGAAAAAGTTCTGTGAAGGCGCTGAAATCGTTTTTAGCCTTTTTTTTGAGCTCCTGAATGTTTTTTACTCCCTCAATCATGGCGCACGCTGCATCTTCTATCCGGGTGAAACCTTTTTGGGATTGTTTCATGGCGGTTTCATTGGACAGTTTGACGTGCTCGTCTCTTCTATCCCTGCAAAAGTCCGATAGGGCTACCATAATGGACTGGTTGTTTATCCTGTTTCCCCAGACGAACTGTCCACGGCTCCCGTTTTTAAGCTGTGTGAAGAATATGCAAAGCTCGGCTAGATTGAGAAAATAATAGCTGGCCAATATGCTTAGCGCCGTTTCGGCAAGTTGTTGAGGTGCGATATCAATGCCTGCGTATCGGAGGATTGATTGCAGGTGCTCTGTGATAATCCTGACTGATGTGGCGTTGCTGAAGACAACATTGATGTCCGCAAGGGTGGGAATACCCTCAATCCTGATTGCTTGTGCTAATGTCAGGTTACAATTCAGCTGGGCTTGCGTGCCGGACCAGTTGTCAACCAATTGGGAGGCTGTTGATCCATTTCTCAAGGTCTGCTGGAGCGGTGTCAGTGTCTCCGGCTTTTTCCTGGATTGAGGTATCTGTCCTGGGGACATTATCACAGTGATCTGTTTTTGTAGGCTTGTTTCCATTTTGAAGTCTTTTTTCGATTATCCAAAGGTTAGCCCGGCTGTCCCATCGTTCAATTTTAGCCCCGTTGGTGTTTTTCCAGCTTAGCGCATCGAAGTGGTAGAAGAATATCTCCGCCTGCTGCTCCCAGTCCGGGAGCTTGTCACGGAAGTAATCTTTCACCTGTTCCAGGGTAGGGGCTATAAATTCGGTTTTTGGTTTTGAAGGCTTCTTTTTAGGTTTTTCCTGCTCGGGCTTAAATAACTCGCTAGAGTTATTATTATCTTTACTCTTAAGTCTTATATTAATGTTAGCCTTTTTACTTAAAGGTTTACTTAAGTCATTACTTAAGAGTTTACTTAAGGGTTTACTTAAATCATTTAAGTAATAAACGGGCGATTTCGCATTTTTCTTACCTGACTCAAACTGTAGTAAACCTTTTTGCTGTAATCTGTTCCTGACTTCAATTACGGTTGGTTCTGATATACCGGTTGCGAGGACGATTCGTCTGTTGGGACACTCAAACGGATTCTCCCAACCCCGACTATTGCACTCGTTCAAAAGGAAGAAGTACAAATAAACTTCGTTCGAGGAAAATGCTACACTCTGATGTGTCTTCCAAAATTGGTTTACGTAATCTATATAAGTCATTGTAGGTAAGAATTTACTTCGTTTATGAACTCCTGTAGTGAATGGCAGATAACATACTTGTTTTGGTATCTCTCTGCTTCTGTCTGCCACGTTCGTTGGTGCTCGCTCTGTGTACCCTTCGGTGTCTTCATCTCTATACAGAGGGAAGCCCATCCCTTTTTGGGTATGAGCAAAATCAAGTCTGCTACACCTCTCACTGCTCCTTCATACTTCATCCGTGCTCCTGTCTTGGCATCACGTTTGCCACCGTTGGGCACTGCAAAAAGCATACGAGCCAGTTTGGGATATTGTAACCGGAACCATACCAAACAATCATGTTGTATTTGGCTTTCTGATAATGGTGTTGTCTGTTTCCTCATATTCTTCCGTTGAATAGGTTCATTGCCATATCTACCACATTCTCCTTAACCACATCATCCGTCCCTGTCACTCCGTTGGCTATTCCTTTTTTGGTCTGAATGACATCATACATATATTTGTCGATAGTATCCTTTCCAAGATAGTAGTAACAGTTTACGTTGTTCTTCTGTCCGTTCCGATGTGCTCGGTCTTCTGCCTGCTCACAATCGGAGAAAGTCCATGGGAACTCGATAAACGCCACACGGCTGGAAGCTGTCAATGTAAGACCTGTACCTCCTGATTTGTAGTTAAGGATGATCAGCTTGCAAGAAGGGTCGTTTTGGAAGCGGTCTACCGCTGTCTGTTTTTGAGTAGCATTGTCTTCGCCTGTAACGGTGACAGCTTCAGGGAATATCTTCTTTAATTCCTGTACTACTTCTTTCAGGTAAGCAAAGACTATCAGTTTCTCACCTCCGTCAATCACGTCATGGATGAATTCGGAAAAGACTTTGATTTTTCCCCTGGCTGATATGGCTTTCAATATTCCCATTTTCACCATTACCTCGCCTCTTAATGCCTTGGCCACCTTTTCATCGTCCGCATTCTTGTAAGTTCGGAGATACTGTATCAGGTCGGCTTCCGCTTTGTCGTATTCTTTGCGATTGGATATGTCCACCTCTATATATTGGCGTGACTTGTCCGGCAACTGAGTGAGTACCTTGGCCTTTTCGCGCCGGAAGAAGCAGGTCGATGATAACCTCCAGTTCAGTTCTTTCACATTGCTTGACTGTTTAGGTCCATCGCAGAACCTCTCTACGAAATACTTGTATCCTCCGAAATCCTCTAATCGTCCCATTATCTTGAGTTGTTGTATAAGGTCTGTATTGTTGTTCACTACTGGGGTTCCCGTCAGTTCCAAGATATATTCTTTGCCTTTACATATTTCTTCTACGAACTTGGATTGCTGGGTCTTGGTGGATTTGCACTTGTGTGATTCGTCAATGACTACGGATTTGAATAACGATATTCGCGGGTCAAACTCAATGGATTTCATGGTAAACCGTGCATCCTCCTTTACTTTAAGTACAAAAAACTTTTTCAGTGATTCATAATTTGTTATGAATATGTTGCAGCATTTAGTCTCAAAGAAACGGTGCCAGCTGGCTTTATTGCGATCATCCAGAATCATGGCATTTTTTCCAGCAAATTTCTTAAATTCACGTTGCCAGTTTATTTTCAATGCGGCCGGACAAATGACAAGGCACGGATACGCTTTTGCTATCGTAACCGTGCCTATTGCCTGTAATGTCTTTCCCAGTCCCGGTTGGTCCCCGAATATGCACCGCTTGTGCTGTAGCGCATAAGCGATGCCTTCTTTCTGATATTCGTACGGTTCCAACAGCAATCCGTGTGGAACCGTAAGTTTTGGAAGGTCGGGAATAGTATAGTCATTATACTCTCTTGTTGTCACTTTGTGCTGTACCCGGCTGCATATCTTTGTCTGTACCGCCCAATCTGCCATCATCCTCACGTATTCCTTATCTTGTAGAGATACCTTCCAAGCTTTTTCGTCAGCGATATAGGCTGCCCGGATATTCTGTTTTACACTTGGAATCCGTTTGACTAGCTCCACTAATCTTGGATGGTATGGGAAGGCTAGTTTGAAGCAGTTGGGGGTAGTAGTTACGCAAAATGGGGACGGCGGTATCATGATGCAAGTTGTTTGACTTTACGTGGTTTACGTGATTTAATTTTCTTTCCGTTCATTATTATGTCAACCCCTGCATCATTCATAGCCTGCTGGAATTCCGCAACCTCTTGATTGAAGTCTGTACCGGCTTCTGGAATGGCGTCCGGTTGTACGTCTGCGTTCGCCGTGTCTTCCTCAAACGGAAGTTCCTGTTGTACAATTCGCCATTTTTTGTTGAACAGATACTCTTTGACTTCGAACTCACAGGATTGGATTTCCTGCTCCAACTCGAAGGCATTGATATACGATTCATTCTCATTATTGAACATGGTGAACGGAGCGCATAGGTTCAGAACTTTTCCTGTTTTGAGAAAACGTTTGGCTATCAGAGTAACCCCTTCATGATCTCCATCTCCGCCAATGGAATATCCTGTAACGTCAAGCACCTGTCCTATGATATCAGGCACTTCATCTACTGATTCTATACCGTCCACTTCTTTCTGTTCTGTAAGCAAAGCGGCGTGGGGATTCAGCTTGCTGAACGCATTGATAAGGTCTGATGTTACCAGGTTCTTGCCTTCTACGGTGGTTGTACCATTCTCATCCTTGTAGGTGGCCACCAAGGTACTGTCCTTGGTGATTTTAGCTTTTATGATCTTCATTATCTTCTATATTTATATTCGTTGACAAATTCGTTATAATAACGGTCTTCTGGAAGGGGAAGTGTTATTCCCAGTTCCGTGGCTGCATCTGCTTTGACTTTATTCAAAAAGTCCGTCATTTGCAGTGTGTTCAGTTTCGATGTGCTTCCGGCTATGACCGTTTCTTTTCCTTTGATAATGGTTGTCCTTCGTAGATATAGGTTGCAGTAATAATCGTGTACGTCCTGTTTGTCCGTTCCTGTTTCCTGTTCGATACAGGTAAACCAAAGCCACATCAGGGCGTTTTGACTTAATGTGCGCGGCTCTGTGTAACGTTCGATAATTAACCTGTAACGACCGTTACGGAGCTGCGAGCACATGAAATCAAAGGACTTGTTCAGTGTTACCACACCTTTTTCTTTTATAAGGATAGCTTCTTGTGCCATTATTCCAGTCCGAAAATCTTCTTGTCCGTGATAGATTCTCTATTAGCTTCCAAAAACTCTATGAAATGTTCTACGTGTGCCGTGAGCAGTTTCACTGTCTGTTCGTGATTGTAAGTATAATATTCCGGATATTGCGTACCACTGATAAGCGGTGTGCGGCTGGTACCGCCTTTCAGCGCATAAGCCGTAAACTCAAATGCCTTTATGCTTTCCATCTGACCGGAAGCAATTAGGCAATAAGGGTAGACATGGCGCTGCCACCCGTGGGCGTATTTGCCGAACTCGTATTTAGATGTGGATTTTATGTCATAAACAACATCCTTTCGGAGTTCGTCAATAAATCCGTATAACTCCACATTTCCGTACTGGGTAGGAAGAATGGCGGATACATAGACCTGACTTAATGAGCCTTTGAAATACTCTGCCTGTTCTATACACCATTGTCTGTCGAAAAGGAAATGCCGTGCAGGTGCGATATCCGTTGCTGGAAAAGCTACTTGTATGGTATTGGTTTCCTTATCGCCAATGATGGAGTAGGGGGAACGCTCTGTCGGCACGTGATTTTCGCAATGGACATAGCAGTCAATGATAGCATTGAAGGCTGTTCCCTTGTCGGCTGCTTCACTCTCAAACGGTACACGGTTGATAGCATCCAGAAGGTCTTGCTTCAGGCTCTCTTCGATTTCTTCCGGAGAGCGTTTATACTCTCCGGTTTCATTATCAATGTTCCAGAAGTTTTCCACTTCTTCATCAGCTCTCAGATACTTGTCGAATTTGTCAAGTAATGAGGGATAGATTCTATAACTAGGCTGCTTCATATATTTTTTTGACTTTGTCGAATTTCAACCCTAATTCCTTGCATCTTTTATTCAGTAGCATACCTGCTTGTAATTTGCTGTCGAAGATATGTTGCAGGCTCTCCAGTGATTGTTTCACTTCGTTGGCCGTGTCCGCATCCGCTACCATGGCTATCTGTTCCTTGATAACTTCCATAAGACCTTCATATTCGGAGGACAGTTCTGCCTGTTTTTCCTGATAGGTCTGATAAGTGTTTACAATCTTTGTCATAAAGTCGTTCGGTCCGGTGATTGTACCTTCTGCATTAATGATAACTGGTATCTTTATGCGTGCCGGAAGATTGCAGGTATTCTTACCGTAGAATTTCTCGCACGGATCAAAAGAGATGGTTCTGTCCTTACCTATGGCTTCCATATAGCCTACAAGATCAAGCTCTTTAATCAGGTCACCGGCAGAAGAACCTCCGATTTCCGGGCGTATCTGTTTGTCCTCTCCGTTCTTTTCCTCGCGTTCATGGGCTACGAATATTACTGATTTACCCATTAGTGTGACTTGGTTTACGAAGTTGATGAACATATTCTTTCGTACTCCATATCCTTGCAGGGACAGTGTGCCATCCGCTTTCTTTATTTTGGGATTTTTTTTCATTATATATTTATCCATGAAGGATAACATTTTTCCTGCCGTATCAATAACGATGGTCTTGTATTCGGCAATTTCTCCGCTCGTAAGAACTTCATCCACCTCTTCCCATTTGGAAATTTGTACGGTGTCTACACGGTGGGCTGCATTCACACGGTGAACGCCACCGTCAAAGTCCAGGAGTAGTGGCCGGGGAGAGCTTAACGCCAGTGTGGTCTTTCCCATACCAGGTTGTCCGTAGATTAATGCCGACAGGGCATTCTTAACTGTCAGTTCGTTAGGTTTTTTGATAAGTCCCATAATCAATAATTTTTAGTGGTTAATAAATGAGTTAAAAAAAATAGTTCCCGGATAGTCGGCCAGGACACACCGGGATAAATAAGGATATAGAATATAACATATAAAGAGGGCTCTCACCTCACGCTGTCCTTTCCAGCGGCTTTGGGTTAAATTATTATCTAACAAATTGCTCTCTGCTTCACTGCCTTGAAGTCTCTAACATGGCTACGTTTATAAGGGTGTACGGCTCCCTCTCTTTGGGTGTGGGTAATACAGGATTCGAACCTGTATCTGTATTCCTCCTGAAAACAATCACAAACCGTCTGAACGTAAAGAAAAAAGTGAATACCGCTTTTCCATTAAGCTAATTACCCGTGTGGCTTATGCCACTTTCTTTTTTAATTTTCTAGGCTTCCTTGGCATTTTGACCTGTGCATAACGCAGGACATCACTGGCATTGCAGAACCATTTCCCGTTTTGTGCGCATGTAGGCTTGTCGGAACGTATTTTGTTTTCTTCGATCAGTCTGATAAGCCTTCCTATGCCTCCAACTATTTTGGCCGCTTCTCTTTTACCGAATGTATGGGTGTCCATGATGGCTAGGATGTCTGCTAGCCGTGCTTCTGCCGTTCCATCAAATAAGATGGATGTCCGTAGTTGGTTGTTAACTGTATAGTTCATAATCTGAATCTGTTTTTGTTCGTCTTGTTCTTGATACTTGGGTGGTTCTTGTCTTTGCTCTGCTGCATTGTCTCATGTCGGGATGAAAATCCAATGCGGCAATGACAAGGAACAGGATGGAGAAGAATAGCTCAAGCCCGTGTTTACGTATCTCTTTTATATCGAAGTTGATCTTCATGCGCTCACAGAACATGTATAATACAAGCTCGGTATCTTTGGAAATACCCAGCTTTTTGTATATATCCCGCTTCTGTGCTTTGATGGTCCATTCCGAGCGTTGCAGACTGTCGGCTACTTCCTTGTCGGCCAAACCCTTGCAATATTGTTCGGCGACAAGATGCTCGCGCTCTGATAGCGTAATCATGACACACGCTGGATTTTGAACTCTCCGCGCTTGCGGTCAACCTCTCCTGTTCGTTTCCAATCGGCATTTTCTACACACATCTCCAATCTTAGTCTGGAAATGGTTGTGTTGACAGAAGATATCGCACGCACAGGGAACACAACGATATCACCTACCTTCATCGCTCTCAATGTGGCCGCCCAATTTTCTGTTACTTTTACCATATTACTTCAATTTAGCGAGTTTAACGATGTTGTCTAGAGCATTAATGCTGCTTTCGTGTCGTGCCTGTAGGCGGGTGAACGAATCGAACCACATGTCGCTCTGTTCCTTGACTTCTTTAAGGTCTTGTTCCAGTTCTTGCACACGTCTTACAAGGTCTTCGTGTGTCATGCTTTGTAACTCTTCTACTGTTGTCATAGCTTTATTTTTTTTGATTTTCAATATTGTCAAGTTCGTTGCTTATCACTAATGATGTTACCGCGAAGGCGGTGGATGCTATCCAGAACCATACGCCCATATCGCACATGGTAATAAGGAGTATCGTGTATGATACTGCGCATAATATTGATATTGCTTTCATTTGATTGTGTATTAGTTTTGTTCCCCCAAACCAATCCGATTGGCGGCATCACGCTTTTATTGGGGGATTTACTTAACTTTGTGGTGTCAAACAAAAAATTAAGTATTATGAACAAGTTTGTTGAAATCACCGTGGATGGTGAAAAGTGCATCATCAATGCAAGTGCAGTTCAGCTTGTAAAGCCTACCGATGAAGGTACATTGATTTTATTTCAAAATGGAGCTAAAATCCATACGGAATTTAGCTTTCAGGAGCTGTCAAATATTCTTCTGAACTAAAATTTCTTTCTTGTATATCGGGATAGTGAACAACTTTATGACAACGGTTTTGTTGATTATCCCGGTATCATCTTTTCCTATAAATCCATAGGGTGTAGGACGTATTTTTACTATTTTTTCAATTATTGCTTTCATTGTCATAAGTAGATATTATTAGTTTGTGCCCCGATAACCTCTCTCTGGTCTTCCCACCGGAGTTGTCAGCTACTGTTCTTCACTGCATAACCGTTCGGGGCATGATCGCTCTTTTTATTTTACCCTTACACGCTTGGCGCCCTTTGCCGCTTGTTCACTCAGGAATATTGCGTATTGCATTGTACCTTTCTCAGTACGCAAACGGCAGCTTTCAGTTACCTCCGGGACTGCACCCGTAACCCTACTCAAATCTGCTTCTGATGTCACCAGTTCCGAGTCTTTCGGGATGTGTTGTTGCGGAGTGTCGCTTCTCCTGTTTGTTATGGTCAAACTCCATTTAGTAGCGGTAATCCCATCAAAAGGTAGGCTCACTGGCCGTTACCGCTTAATCTCCGCAGTACTGGGAACCTAAATATCCACGGCTGTTGGAGTTGTAGCAGTCTGACCATTCGGCTTTGAAAGTGACTTTTTCTGCTTTGACCGGAGTGAACACCTTGTTATTTCTTTCTTCCTGTTGTCTTGCCAGCTCTTCCTGCATTGTAACATTCAGTTTTGCCAGTTTCCATGTTGATTTCAGAACTTCACCGAAGGTCTTGCCTTGTTTCTTGCCTACATACTTGTAAGTTCTGTGGGCATCTCTCATAATCTGTCGTAAATCGAATCTTTTCATTGTCTTACCTCTTTTTAGTTAGTCAATATTTTTGCACTTCCGAACTATTTTTCGTTCCTTTGTGCTGTTGTTTATTGTTTGATGTTGCAAAGATACAGAAATATTTTCTGTAGCAAATAAAACTACAGAAAATAAATCTGTGATTAACTTTAATTATCATTTATGGAATTGAAAGATTTTATAAAATCAGTTCTTTTTGATGTTACAGAAGCAGTGAAAGAATGTCAAGAAGAACTGAAAAATGGAGCAATCATATCACCTAGCAATCGTTCTGCAGAGGAAAAGGTAAGAGCGGTTAGTGGGGATTTGAAGATTTCCTATATAGATTTTGAAGTGGCTGTTTCAGCATCTTCTGAGAATTTAAACAATGGAGAAAAAACAGGAGGGGTAGAGGTAAGTGGTTCTGTAATAGGAGTTCGTTTTGGTGGAAAATTTGGAGGAAAATCAGTTAGTGAGGAAAATAAACAGGTTAATGAGAATGTCTCTAAAATTAAATTTTCAATACCTGTTATTTACCCTACGCAGCCAGTGAAAGAACGAAATACTAGGGCTAGAGCTTTTCTTCCATGACTTTGATAATCGCTTTAAGATCCTCGTAAGCATCATTGACGGCATCCTGAGGCTTGTCGCTGTGTTTGAGATAAATGAAATAAATTCTCATGAATAAGCGTCTGTGATACCAAAGTTTGATTCGTTTAAACATAGCAATATAGGTTTTAAAATTCAGTGCAAATATACAGAAAATAAATCAGTATGACAACAAAGCAGAGATTAATATCATTTTTGGCTTATCTAAAAATTAGTCAAGGTAAGTTCGAGAAAAAAGTAGGATTGTCTACCGGGTTCGTGAATAATGTGGGTGATAGCATACGTACCGCATCTTTAGATAAGATAAAGTCTGTTTATCCAGAGTTGAACACTGCATGGTTGTTGACAGGGGTTGGAGATATGTTAGATAGTGAAAAAAACAGTCTGTTCTTAAATAGTCTTAGAAGAAAAGAAAATGAAGAATCTTTTGATAAGAAAGATATAGAATATACAAAGGGTTTCACCACATATCTTCTTCCCATGTCAGCTATGGGAGGAACGCTTACGGGATTTGCGCCTCCAGGCGCAATGCTCCAAAATTGTGAGGCTATAATTTCACCCATTGAAGATGTAGACTTTGCCATTACAGTATATGGAGATAGTATGGCACCTGAATACCCCTCAGGTTCCCGTATTTTGATAAAGAAGATAAACCCCAATATTTTTATAGACTGGGGTAAAACATACGTTTTGGACACTGCAAATGGGGTTATAGTAAAGGAACTCCATGAATGCAAGGGTAAGGAAGGTTATGTGAAATGCCATTCGGTTAACCCGGACCCGAAATTCTCGGACTTTGACGTTCCTTTGTCAGAGGTGTACGGCGTATATCGAGTACTTATGTGTATGTCGGCAAAATAAGAAAAATATGCTCAACTGGAAAAATCTGAACGGAAAGAAATATCTTCATTTTGTTCCGGATGAAGAATGCACATGTATATATGTAAATGTTCCTATACGCGCTATCTTATATGAAGGATATAAGACATGCTTGATTAGCTCAGGAGACTTCATCATTTTAAAGCCGATTGGTCAAAAATCTTTTTCACTAAAGTCTGAATATTCAGGCGTCTTGACTTATATGGCTAAAGAATGGGAGATGCATGGAGTGCTATTTTCTGATACTGAATCTGATTTATTGTATATTGATACGTCTGAATCTAGTATTATGGAGTATAAAAAATGGATTGATGAGTTGGAAAACAGGAGAGCAATAAATAAAATAAAAGAGAAGCTTCTTGCAAAGAAACGAAAGCAAGACTTAGAAAAGGCTGCACTGCAAGAGTTAATGGATGAGGGAGAAATCTTTCCGGAAGCAAATAAGCGACCTCCTATACCTAAAGAAGTCGTTGATGTAGTTTGGAGAAGGAATGGAGGAAAATGTGTTTATTGCGGTTCTACTGAAAACCTGCAGCTTGACCATATTATTCCCTTTTCCAAAGGTGGTGCGACTACAGTGGAGAATCTTCAATTATTATGTCAAAAATGTAATTTGCAAAAATCAAATAAAATAGGATAATGATGAAAGAATATATAGCTATATTTGAATATAATGGAGAAATACAGAATCTAGAATTTGTGTCTAATTCAAACTCTCAAGAAAAACTAAATTCTGAAGCAAGAATGTATGTAAATGACTATCTTCTAACAAAATATGGAACTGTTACATATCATTTTATAAGAGTTATTCCTAAATAAGAACCATTTTAAACACAATGTTTATATAAGCTAAAGATGAAAGTCAATATTAAAGTTAGAGATAATTATAAAAGCTATTGCTCCTTAATAGATGAAGAGAAAATTTTGTTAAATAACAAAATCGTTCTTGACGAAAAGAAAAATAGCAGACCGGATTATAAAGAAAAAAATACTCCTACTTATAGCGATGTCTTACCAAATGATATAATTTTTACCATACAACAAAAAGAAACTGAAGAAAAAGATTTTAAATTCATTTTACGCTGTGTTCCTTTTTGTGAAAGACCTTTTTTTAGATATGATTCTACGGGACCTTCTCATAGGAATTCCAATTTGCCTATTCCTATAGAGGAACAACAAGTTCCAACTCCTCATTTTCATCGGTTCGTAGCTGATGGAAAGGAGATAGCTTACAAGACAAAGGTGCTGTTGGATGAAAAGCAATCAAAAGTTTTGGAAGATATTTCTATGTGTGTTTTGCATTTTATGCAGGAGGCCAATATAAAATTTGAAAATTTTGATTTAATTTCGACCCCAGGTGTTCTTCCTTTTAAAATGGAAGAAAATATTGATCCTTTAGAAAATGTACAATTTGATATTGAATAATCATGGAAGATATAATAAAGATTATAATAGCGTCATTTAGTTCTTTGTGGAAAGTGAAAAAATATGGAAAGACCATAGAAATAATAACGCCTTTCTTTACCACAAATGATTGCTTTGTTTCTGTTTTTCTAACAGAAAGAGAGGGCTATTACATTATTACTGATGGTGGTTGGATTAGTGAAAATTACTATAATAATTTTTTCGATAGTGATGATGAGTCTTATTTAAGACTGTTCACTTATTATAAGGAACAATATTCTATACGTGAGACGGAATCAAACAATAAAATTTATTATTATAAAACTACAATGAAAAAAGAATTAGTACCAAATTTGGTTCTTGAGGTGTCTAATTTTATTTCAACCGTGGTAAGTTCTTCTTTTATAAAATTTCAAGATGATAAGGATAAGGATTTGCAAAAGAGATTCCGTACGCAGGTGAGTAACTTTCTTACAGCTGGGTTTGATAAGAAGGAATTGTCGTTTAATGGGTTTATTGATGAGAGGTATAAGGATATAAAATTTAATGCTGTTGTTAAAAGAAGTGATAGATTTACATTGTTTAATTATGTAACTGGTACTACTGAATTTTATTTTCGTGGTAGTATTGGACGTTCTAATATGAATTTCCAGTTAATAAATAGGACAATGCTAAAAAAGCAGATACATAGGCGTGTGACGGTTGTGAATGATCAAGCTTCAGGATATAAAATTGAAAAATTGAAACAATATCTTGACTTGATATCGGATGAAGCGGAGTCTGTAGTCGTTAATTGGACTAATAGAAAAAAACTATTAGAATTATAATGGGATGATGATTGTTTAATACGAAAAAACGTTAGACAATGTAATAATGAAGTCGGTGATACTAGTGTGGGGAGCTTTAGCTTTTATGCCAAGAATGCAATCTACAAAGATCAAATAAAATAGGATAAACTTATAATTAAATTTAAGATGAAAATACATCATTATACTTCTATTGAAACATTAGAAATGATTCTTAAGAACAAAAGTATAAAGTTTAATCGTTTGGATCAAGTGGATGATAAAGCAGAATATAAATATGACTCAACGGTTTATGATACGAATATAAAATTAGGTAAATATACTTTTGTGAGTTGTTGGACTAAGTCGGAAATGGAAAATATTGATTTATGGAATCGATACGGGAAAGGGAATAAAGGTGTAAGGATAAGTTTGGATGAGGATATGTTTGAAACTTACGATGTGGGAACTGTTAATAGATCATTTTATAATAATAGGGAATATTGTTTTGAAAATTTTGTAGTCAGTTCTTATATTAATAAAGTCGGTCTTGTTGATGTGAAATATGAACAAAATATTGAGCTATATTATAAAGAAGCTATCAAATGCTTTGATCAAGGAGTTGCGTTTAAACATGATAATATTGGCATTTATAAGAAAAGGGAATGGGGATTACAGAATGAAAGCCGTTTCATTATTCATGCACAACCGTTTGAACCGGCTTTAATGAGCAATCATCCTTTGAGCTTTCCGTTGGCTCTTGGTACTGCTTATAGAAATGGAATGGAGCTGAGTAGAACAGCCCTTTATATTCCATTAAAGCAGGAAGTTTTAGAGCATTTAGAAATAACAATGGGACCTGGAACAACTGATGAAGATCGGAAAAAGGTTGAAAAGATATTGAAAGATTGTAATATTAAAGCAGAAATCAAAGATAGTGCATTAAAGGGGGATTTATAATATGACTATTCTGGAAAATGTTAGATTATGCTTGGCTAGGTATAGTAGTTCAGTTTATTGACGAAAACAAGAAAGATGTGAAACATGTTATTGAAAGCCTTGATGATATTTATAACTATGAGGATGAATTCTTTAAGGCGATCGATATGTACGAACATAAGGAATAGGATAAAAGTTCTAGAAGATTAATTAAAGATAATTGCAGCATTAGCAAATGTATTGTTAGTGCTGCAATGTGAATATTGGAGTTTTATTATATATGGTTCAAAGCATATATGACTGTTCGTGTCAGTGGAAAAATCAAAAACACTGTAGGCTTTCACCTTCATGCAAAGGGTGGGGATGTCGATTTCTGTCTACGCCCATTGAAGAGATTCCAGCAACAATCCAGGAGAAAGCAAAGCTCTTTTCCAGAGTGTACCGGGAAGCGAAGCAAAAGGGAGTGCTGGAATGTCCGCACTACCGATCAATTTTCATAGATGAGGTGCTGGCCAATTTGCCGAAGGGTGAAGTGTGTTAAATAAATGGTTTATGTTATTGTTTATTGTTTGATTTTCGTATATTTGCAATAAATCTTAATTTGAATGGGAAGTTGGAGTGAACAACAGGAAGTAAAGAAAGAACGGAAAGAAAAAGATAAAACTAGACGAGATAAACTCGCAGGATATTTTTTCAACCTTTCCCAACTGACTTTTGTTGCATTGGTATTAGGTGGTGTAACTCCACTATATACTAATATTGAAGTAGGAATAAATTGGTATATATTAGTAGCCGGAATTACACTGACCATAATTTTAGCCAATATTGGAAACTTAATTTTAAAATAACACAATATGGAAATGTTAGCAGCAATATTCACCGCAGGCATTATAGTAGCAGGAGCATTTTTGATTTGGCTCAAAACCAAATCTGGGAAGAAATGGCTCGCAAGCTTATAACCCTTGACATATACAGGGTTATTATAGGTGGAATCTCTACCATCATTTTTATTAGAATAGGAAATACAATTTTAAAATAAAGTGGATTATGGACATGTTAAGTTTAGTATATACAATAAGTGCTGTTGTAGGTGGTGGATTTTTGGTGTGGCTTAACACAAAATCCGGGAAAAAATGGCTCGCAAATCTATAGTGTACTTCTCATTGGAAATTGAGGGTATTATGGATGCATTAGGTTTTAGTCTGGCAACAAAAAGTGGTTGGCTGGTCTGTGCTCTCTGATGCCTTACAATTTTGGTTAATGTATGAAAAGGAAATCCCTTGAATGTTTATGGTCGTTCAATTATAGTAGTGAGTTGAACGGCTTTTTAGTATTTGGACGTTAGAACAGGGAAAATAATGAATAAAATAAAATAGAAAATCAAGATGATTTTTACTAAAACGAATCTTGGAGGATTTTGAATGGGTAGATAACCTTCTGCTTGTCAGTATAGTAAGCGCAGATCAGAGTTCATACTGGCAGTCTAAAGGTGGCGAGTTCGAGTCTCGCATGCTCCACTTTACAAACCTCTCTGTTTCAGAGGGGTTTGTGCTTTCTTAAGCTTCTCTAGTTTTCGTTTTTGGATAAAAAAAAGACAGTTTGTGCCACTTTTGGCAAAAAGAACTTGTCTAAAACGAATCCAGAACAATTATGACAACTCTTAAAGCTGCCGTTGTTCCGGCCAAGGTGCTGAAAAACGGCAAACACAGAATTCGTATAGCAATTGGTCATAAACAGGAAACAAGATACATCGTTACCCGATTTGAAATAGATAATACTGCTAATTTTAAGGGAGGGCAGGTGGTAGGTGTTCCTGATGCTGCACATGTCAATGCTAAATTACGTGGAATACTTAATTCATATCAGGATGCCTTGGATAAAATAAACACATCATCCTATACTTGTACCCAACTTGTCGAATACTTGTCCTCGGTAAAGCAGGGAGCTATCTCTTATAGTGTTGCTTCGGCTGACTATATGCAGAATTTGATTAAAGAGGGGAGAAGGACCACTGCTTCCTTATATCAAAGGGCGAGTGATTACTTCATTGAGTTTGTCAAATATGATATAATGCTTGATGGAATTACTCCCCGGACCATAAAGGACTTTGACATTTATCTAAAGAATGTCCGAAGGCTGGCTCCTGTTACTTGTGGTATGCACATGGCACATTTGAAGGCAATAATCAATCAAGCAATAAGGGATAAAAAAGTATCATATGACACGCATCCTTTTGAATATTATGAAAGACCGGCAGGAATGCCTAAAGAGCGTGATATCTCGGTAGCTGACGTAAAGAAGATAAGGGATGCAGAGATAAAAGAGAAGTCTCAGCGTGTTGCCAGGGATGTGTTCATGCTTTCGTATTATCTAGGAGGTATCAATCTGATGGACTTGATGCAATACAATTTCAAAGATGCGAAAATTATGGAATATGTACGTGAAAAATCAAAAAACACAAAGAAAGGTGATATGAAGATCAGCTTCACTATTCCTGAGGAAGCAAAACCGATTATCAAAAGATGGATGGGGCGTAATGGAAAGCTTGATTTTGGTTATAAATACTCTTATCCTAATTTTCGTAACTATGTAACAAAAGAAATTATAAGGCTAGGGGAGAGGCTGGAGATAGAATCGCATGTCGTATATTATTCAGCTCGTAAATCCTTTGTCCAACATGGTTTTGAACAGGGCATACCATTGGAAACTTTGGAGTATTGTATAGGCCAAAGCATGAAATCCAACAGACCGATCTTTAATTATGTCAGAATTATGAGAAAACATGCTGATGAAGCCATAAGAAAGATTTTAGATAATCTAAAGTGAGGATTTAAGAACTAGAGCGATTGCTTCGGCAGTCGCTTCCTCTTTTTCTTTGTCTATCTCTGAGTTTAGCCGTTCTATCAAGTCCATACTCCCTGTGATAATCGTTTTTGTGCCCTCAGAGGAAGAAATTGTAAGTTCATAGTGTCCATAGCCTATAAACTTTTTGGATAGCTGATAAGTGGTTGGGGGGGATTTTGACATATGCGAATTGCGTTAGCAGCAGAAAAAGAAAACGGTTCCGCTTTCCCGTTGCGTTACATTCCGTAATCGAAACAGTGGGTACATTAATACTCCACACGGGGGTCGGAACCGTATTATGAAGAAGCTACAGGCAATAAAAATCGTCTGTAGCTCAATACGAGACAACGCCTCGATTACTTCAAAATGTAACGCAATGCAAAGATGGGTATTTTATATGACTTTACAAAAAACAAAATGGGAAAATTTCAATAAAGCATAGAGGTGAGAGATTATATAATGATGATGAAAAGATAACCTTATTATATTTGACACCATCCCCGTAGTTGAGTTGCTACGGGGATTTTCTATATTAATTGGTCAATGTTAACTCCCAGCTATCCATAATGGTCATCTCCCAATGTGGAGTTCCACCACTATCTTTGACTGATACTCCATATACAGAAAGGCTCTTACCCAGACTGTCATATTCCAGTAAGGCAGCCTCCTCTCCTTTCCGAATACGGAGATTCATAAATCCAGTCATTTCCTCCCAATCGGTAGACCCAATGGAAAAAAGATGTTCTATTATGCGTCCTCTTACCGATGCTCCAATAGCAAATTCCCTGATACGGTTCAAATATGATTGAGCTTCCTTATAAGTCATAGTACAAAAGTATGAAGTCTTAATGAAAAACAAAAAAACGGGCTGCTTACTCAACCGCCTCTTCTACAAATTCTTTCAACCGATACAACCGGTCGATTGCCGGATTATAGAAAGCGTCCGGATAATGCTGCTTAATATCGCAGATATTCGCATTAACATACAGAGAAGTGTCAAAGATATGCTCTGCCTCGCTTAAAGTTACCTCTTGGGGTAATTGCGCGGTCTCAGCCCGGTTAATTAAGGCATTCACGCTTTCTTCGTCATAATTGTATTCCATTTTATTTAACTTTATTCCAAACAGGAAGGCGTCCAAATTCTTTCTCATATTCAATTAATAGTTGGTGTTCTACAACTACAGGATCATCATTCTCGGTATCATACCATAATACAAGAAGATGATCTATTGCATTTTTCTTCATTTCTAATGGCCATGATCTCTTTCTTGCGATTTTACCAAACTGATGTCCATTAACAATACGGTCTTTTATACCACCCAAGCCAGCTTTACGGTGTACAATAACACCTTTTTTCTTATCTTTTTTGCCAGAGCGGCCGATATAGATCAACTCCTGTTCACCACCAATGAAAGCAATCACGATGTAAACTCCACTTTTGTTCGTCGGAGCATTACAAACATCATTAAGTGAATCCGTACTTTTGAACTTAAAACTGCCATTATTGGGGTATTCATTAAGTAGGTCAAACATAGCATTATAATTTAAAGTTTCAACAAATATACAAATATATAAAGAGAAGTCAAAGAAATCTCAATAAAATGATCTGAACCCAATGAGGCAAAGATACTAAGAAGGCAGCTTATTTGGCTGCCTTCTCAAGGTTCTCTCTGATTTGTTGGAGCATCCGGAAAGCCCCGGCCATCTTATAGTTGCCCAGACATTGCTTAGCCTGCATGATACAACTTTCAACAGTAAGTTTCAAATCCGGAGTGAAAGCCGCTTTGTTAATCTGCATTTCTTTGGGAAGTTCATCAGCATGGTTATTGAACCATACGATCATTTCATTCAATTCCTCTTCGGAATAAGATTCTTTTTTCAGCCATGATACATAAGTTGATGTTAACTGTGTACAAAAATAAAAGAACATATAATTCATGGGTTATCTTTTAACAGAAATATTATCAAAATAAAAACCGTCCCTACTTATCACAAGCCGGAACGGTTCAGATTAGTTACGTTTTGACAATCTACTTCACATTTTATTGAACAAGATACCAATGGATTTGTTCAAAAGGATTTGCCTATTTCTAAAAATATTTGTTGTCACATTATTACGTATTACAAAAAAGGAGGGCATCGTGCATTACGAGCCCCCTCTCAAACTTTTATTATGAGATTGGCTTCTACTCCAAAATCACAGGGCAAAGATACGCAAAATTCTATTCTTTTCAGTTAATTGTGTAATCCAATTGGGAAATTGTATTTAAACAAATACCCCGACTCATCACGAGCCGGGGCAGTCCAATTTATAAATTTAAAGTCTTATGATGAAGATTGTCTGTTGCACCAATGCTTTACTATCAGCATAACGACAATCAAAACGGTTACATAAACACAGGCAAAACCAATTTGTTTAAGCAGTGTGGATTCTTTTTTCTCTTTTATGGTTTCTGATCGCTTTTTTTCATAAATATCAGAAGTAATATCCTTATCGGCTTTCACCTCCGTACTGTCTTTGGTTGCAGTTTCCTTCTTTCTATTTTTGCTGAAATCACCTTCTATATGCCCATCTGCCAGTAACGGAGGTTTATCGGTCAGACTGTCGGGCGGCTTTCGGGTATCATAGATACGAAAATCAATCACATAGTTACTATTAGTGGTAATAAGTTCGCTCAAAGAGGTACTTGATCCGTGTACGATGTTGACAGATTCACGTGTACTATCTTTCTGTATAATCTTAGTGTCTGACTTGACAGCCTTATGCGAGCTGCCACAGGCAAACAACAGGAACAAACACATGAAAGGAGCCAGCAATATATGTCGGCTTACCCAGTTCATAATTCTAACCAACATAGTCTACAACTTAAGAACTTGCATCCTGTTATTTCCGTCAACCCGATAACTGACGTGCACCCAAGCGAAGTTAGACTCGTCAATCAATTGATCATAGGGCAGGTTCTTTCGGATATACTCAAACAACAGCTTGTTTTGCTGTCTGTCTCCAGTGTCAATATCAGCAGCTTCCCCCTTCATGTGCTGCGAGGTCTTGCTTCCCTTGACAGCTGCATTAAGTTCCGGACAGCGATAACCACTGTTTACTGTTATAGGCTTTCCCCACCATGTGCGTAACGGGTCCAGTACGTTGTCCACCAAGGCAGTCAGAGCAGTCACATGCTCCTGTCTGCATCTGTTATTGATACCCAAGCGGTCAGCAGTCGTTGACTTGCAGAGTTCCGCAATCGTAAAAAACTTCATTTCTTATCCTCCTTTTTATTTTCGTTGTCAAATAGTATCTGAGCCATGATCTTGGCAATATCATCCTTGTTCTCGATGATCACACTCATTGTCTTTTCTGCTTTGCGCAACTCCGCTTTCTCCCATGATTTTTCACGAACTGATTTAAACTCACAGAAAATGCAGTAACCCGTCCAAATCATTGAAAAAACAGGAAAGGGGATAACCACACAGCATAACAGATCAATGAAGCACAACTCTATAAATGGAGTGAAATACTTCTTCGCCTTGATGGCTGTTTTCTTATACCCCGTGGATGTTCTTGCCTCCCCGCGTTGTTTGGCCTTCATTATTCCTGAGACCAGATCCACGAACATTGCGCCGATAGTGGCTGCGATACACAAGGCTATCAGTACAATGTGTATCATCATGTGCTCGTTGATAAAATTGTAAATTACGTCTTTCATTACTTTGTCTTGATTATAAAATATATTGTTCCAAAGATATGTCTATTTACTTGCGTTATTGTTGCAGAATTACTTAAATCCATTGCCACGATATGACAATAAAAAAAGAGCCCGATGACAATATTTATTGCCATCAAGCTCCTGGTTACATTGCAAAGATAGTGAAAACTATTCCATATTCAATCCATATTGAAAAAAATAATCAGGAGCAATATTTCGATTATCCGAAGAAATTAAAGAGTCACAATATTAATAGAAAACAAATAGGATTCATGAAATCTACCGGTTGTCTATAAAACCAGATGTTTTTAAGCCTTTATCGGGAAACATCTTTACTTTTTTCCTTTTCCTTTGAACATTTTTCAAGTCACGCACAATGGTGCTGGAAAGTACCTCCGAATAAATCTGTGTGGTCTTTACGGAAGTATGTCCGAGCAGCTTCTGGACTGTTGTAATCGCAACTCCCTGATGAACCAGCAGGGTGGCACAGGTATGACGGCTCACATGGTAGGTTATCCGTTTTTTGATACCACATAACCCGGCCAGCTTTCGAAGCTGCTTATTCACTTCCGAGTTACAAGGCAAAGCGGCAAAACTTCCGATATCCGGATAGCGGTCAAGAATGCCCAATGCCCTGCTTTCAAACAGCAGATGCAACGGCAGACGGATTTCCACCCCTGTCTTGACGGATTTGAAGTACAGCCACCGCTTGCCGTTTATCCTAATGAAATTCTCAGGTGTGAGCTGGCAGAAGTCAGAATAGCGCAATCCGGTATAACAGCAGAACAGGAAGGCATCGAGCACATGGCGCATGGATTCCTCTTCCACCTCGACCGTTTCCAGCTTCTTCAACTCGTCCGGGGTAAGAAACTCATGTCTGCCCTTCTCCTGTTTGATTTTGTACTTTCTGAACGGATAAGCATCTGCGTGCATATATCCCTGGTTGATTGCCTCATTGATCAAGGTACGGAGCTGTCTCATGTGCTTGGCTATCGTATTGACCGCATTGCCCTTTTCCCTTAAGTATTGCTCAAAATCACGAAGGAATGTATAGGTAATATCCTTGAAGTCCAATCCGGAACGGAAATCATGCAGGACCGCCAGTGTAGAGTGCAGGTTGTCCTTGGTGGACTGCTTCTTGTCCGAATTGTCAATGGCTGATTTGGCGAAAGTGGAGAAGCTGACATTCACGGCACTTTTCTTCTTGACAGCATCCTTCAGTAGTGAGAGTGTGGCAGGTATTCCGCGCTTCCAATACCCCAATTCTATGCCTTGCAGATACAGGATGTATTCATAGAGCATTGCGTTGAGTTCGTTAGATTGGGGGTGGTTAATGACTTGTGCCCCCTCACGGCTCCAGCACTCCGGTTTGAGGTAAACATTGGTCTTCAGGTAGATTTTCCTTTGGTTCAAATAGGCTTCAACCTGTACAAGAGCCGTGCCCTGCCTGTTTAGCGTGTTCTGGCGGTTATATACAAGACGGTATCTGATTTTATCCATTTTTCCGCAAAGGTGCGAAAAGATTAATGGAAGAAAGGTATCAATGTGGAACATTTCTACATCATCCCACACTATATGAGGATTTTTTCCATTTCACATATAATTAGCAGAATATTAACCATCTGATAATCAGATTAATTATTCTTTTGGCATAAAAATTGTCCTATCATTATCGTAAAACAATAACCATTAAAAATATAAGATTATGAAAAAATTTTTTGTTGCAGTAGCATTGGTAATGGGATTAGGAACAACAGTGGCATTTGCCGAAAATTTGACCTCAGATGTTGAAACAGTCATGGCAGTAAATGACTTCACCCCTATTGAAGTGAAAGACCTTCCGGCAGCGGTAACGGAAGCAATCGCCAAAAATTTTGCGGAATCAACCGTTAAGGAAGCAGCGGTAGAAGCGGCAGAGGATGGCAGTAAGACCTATCAGGTTGTTCTGACAGACAAGGAAGGAACTGAAAGTACGGTGTTCTTCAATGAAAAAGGTGAAATACTGAAATAATATATTTTGCGTCTCTTTTGAAAAAAAACATAAAAAAGGCGGGATTCACCAATCCTGCCTTTTTTAATACAAACTGCTTTGCTAGCAAGATGCCTTACAACATCCAAGCTTAATGAATCAAAAAATAAAAACACATTCAGTTATTTGTGATAGCAAAGCTATAACAAATATGTTAAAGAAAAATCTTATGCATAAAAAATGCACAGAATAAACTATATACAGACCAACATACAACATATTTGTAATATAGGGCCTTGGTATTCTGAGAAAACAAAAGAAAGGCGCACGACTGGCAGAAAACCCCAAGGGATATGTTATTGGGGCTATCAAGAAGAAAACTAAAAAAATAATTAAAGTCTTATCACTAAAAACAACGTAACAGATTATTTTCTAAATTTAGGGCTGATAACTTCAAATTAAGAGCTTATGAAAAGGATTTTATTTTTAAGTACATTTGTATTCCTTGGATTTAGACTTAACTCTTGTTCAGATACTGATTTAGATTCTCCAGTGAATGAAACAAATCAACCTGTAGAAAATAATACAAGTGATATTATTAATAATTTAGAATCATCTTTTGAAGTAAAAACAAGAACAGAAGGTGAACAAACTTCTTACCCTGATTATTATTGTGGTAGCTATTTTAAAGATGGCATCTTGGTTATAAAAGTAAAAGGAACAAATATAAAAGATTATAAAAAAGACCTTGTACAAAGATGTAAAAGCAATCAATTCATTATAGAAGAGGGTGTTAATACGATGAATGAACTTTTGCAAATTAGAAATTTTATAAATAGCAAAGATGAAATTGGAGTATGGAAAAAATTGGGTATTTCTGCTTGTGGTATAGATTCTAAAGATGAGAAAGTCATTGTAATGTTAGAAGATGTTTCTGAAATGAACATTACCAATTTTAAAAATGAAGTGATTAATTCACCTCTAATAAAATTTTGCCAACTTTCATTTTCTAAAGATAATGCCTCCGTTACTTCCCGATGAAGCGACTAAGGCACAAGAAACATTTAGGCTTGGTGATAGATTTTATGTAGAAGAACATGGGCTGGTTCTGGGAGAACTTATCGGCACAGTAACAGCCAATAAGGATGGATTAATGTCTAAAAATGGTTTCCTTGAAAGAAGCAAGGGCAATACATTAGACTTTAATGATTATACGATTTCAGGTGTGTGGGTATTTTCTGATACGGGCTTTATTAATGGACCATCAGTGTATAGAGGGGGGATTTTATTAGTTTTTAAAACAGCTAATGGGAATATATTGCAAATCTGTTGCGATTATACTAATTCTATTTTTATACGTATTCATTGGGGAGAATGGAAATCTTGGGCACGAATCACAACAGTGATGATATAATTTCCCCACTTCTGGGAGAACT